TGCTATGCAAAGAAAATCTATTGATGGATCTTTTAAAGCAAATATTTCCCGTGGTGGAGTCGGTGAGGAGATTGAAGTTGATGATCAAATGGAACTCCTTGCAATTCAGGTAGCAAAGGTATTGGATCTAGATATTGCTGGCGTAGATCTTTTATTCCATGAAGATGGGTATAGAATTTGTGAAGCAAATTCTGCTCCAGGATTTAGGGGATTTGAAGAAGCTTTGGAAATTAATGTCCCACAAAAGATTTTTGATTATGCTAGAATGAGATCTAAGTAATTTCTATTAGGATTCCCTAACTTTTTTTTGATTTTTTTTAAGACTTTATACTATATACTGGTGATGAGTCTTTTTACTTATTAACTGTTCTTTTTGGGAATCTTCAATGTCCAATAATCTGGCACTAAGCACATTCATTACATTTTTTTTAATTATATTTTTCTTAGTTTGGGGATTGAAAAACGCTTATCCAAGTTAAATAAATATATCAAATTAATAAAGTGACTTTACAATGAGTGAAGAAATTAAAGTCTTATTTTTTGCTTCGGATAAAGAAAAAATATGGGAAAGTGATTACATAATTAACACTTTAATACCTAACAAATATACTAAAATAGCCGCATATTCAGATGATATGGAAACAATGTCCCAGATAGGATTCTGGGATATTTTTGTTTTTAATTGTAGGAAACATAAATTTAATGATATTTTGGATGTTGTGAAATCATTAAATCCAAAAATCATAATTCAGTTATCTGATGAATATAAAGAAGAAGATTTAAACCATTTTAATATTCTTGCCAAATATTGTAACCTGTACCTCAGAGAATATCACCATAAAGGTTATACTTATCTAGATAACACAATTCATATTCCATTGGGTTATACTAATAACGCTGGTTTGGAATTTATGGATATACTTCCAGAAGGACTGAATAAACCACCGAGAACTGTAGATAAAAAATATAATTGGGCTTGGGTTGGAGAGATAAAGCAAGATAGATGGGATATGCTCCAACTATTTTCAAACATACCATTTCAATCATATGGGTTGCAAGTTTTGAAAGATGATATGATTGAAAGATATTTGAATGCAAATTTTGTCCCCTGTGGCAGAGGAAATAGTACTTTAGACTGTTATAGACTATACGAAGCAAGTCAGTGTGGTGCTATTCCTTGTCTTGTTGGGACACAAGATGAGATAGAATTAACTTTCAAGTATGAAAAAAATCCCCCATGGATATTTGGATCTTCATGGCATGATGTTGTGCATAAAGTAAGATCTTTACTCTTTAATAAAAACAAATTGCAAAAGCAACAAGATGAATTAGTTGAATGGTGGAAAAATCGAGTTGGGGAAATTAGAGATAAAGTTGATGAATGCCTACAAAAATCTGAAAGAAAAAACATTTCAACTATTGGGGAGGAAAAAATGATTCAGCATTATTGGCAAAATGATGAAATTTTTGGAGAAAATTGGTTTTCCTATCCAAATCTATATAAAGATATTGTTAAATCTGCAGAAGATGGTGATATTTTTGTTGAGGTTGGTTCTTGGAAGGGGAGATCAACTTCTTGCTTGGCAGTAGAAATAGCAAATTCCAAAAAAGATATTACTCTTTATGCAGTAGATACCTGGGAAGGTAGTGTAGAGCATATGGAAAGTGCTGAAAAAGAATCTTTACCGACATTATATGAAACATTTTTGAGAAATATGGTTCCAGTGGAAGAATATTATCTCCCATTAAAATTAACTTCAACTGAAGCGTCTAAAAAATTTAAAGACGGAACTTTGAAATTTGTATTTCTAGATGCTTCTCATGAATATGAAGATGTAAAAAGAGATATAGAAGACTGGATGCCAAAAGTAAAACCGGGAGGAATTTTAGCAGGACATGATTATTACCCAGAAGATCAGTACGATTGGTTTCCTGGAGTGAAAAAAGCAGTTAATGAAACTATTGAAGATTTTGAACAAAGTGAACTTTGCTTTATTCATCAATTACCAAAAGACGAAAAATATAAATTTGAAAATTTTCCATCTGTAAATTATATAAGTGTAAAAGAATGTGAAGAAAGAAGAGAACTTCTTCATAAAAAATTTGAAGATCATGGAATAGAAAAATTTACCCCTCACATATATGAAAGATATAAAGAAGGAGATTGTATCATTGAATCAAAATTACTTCATAGATTAAATATTGGAAGTTATGGACCTGTTACTTCTCATTTAAAAACTATAAGAACATGGTATGAAACTACCGATGAACCTTACACTATAATTTGCGAAGATGATTTGGGGTTTCAAACTGTAAAATATTGGAAGTTTACTTGGGATGAATTTTTTAATTCACTTCCAGATGATTGGGGATGCGTACAATTGGGTATTCTTAGAGAAGATTATCACATGTTTGATGTTGGGTTTAGAAATAGATGTTGGTGTGATTGGTCTGGAGTTGCTTATTTAATAAGTAGAGAACATGCTGAAAAATTAATAGAAGCATACTACAAAGATGATATTTTTACTTTAGATTATGTGGGTATGGATAATCTAGTTAGACCAGAATGGGCTAGAATTCCAGTCATTGAAACAATAGTTTATTCTAATGTAACAAGTGTTTATTGTTGCCCATTATTTGTTGAGGATATTCAAAATTGTAAAGCAAGTTATTTTAATTCTGCTGGAATTAGAAATGGTGATGTTAACTGGGCTCACGTAGACTCTTTTAATAATACTTTGGATTTCTGGAGAAAAACTGGAAAATATGAAAGTCCAATTGAATTAAGACGTATTTGATATTTTTTGCTTTGTGTGCTAAGATGAGAACTGGATTTATGACTATTATGAAATTCACAGTATATTCAAAAACAGGATGTCCTTATTGCGATAAGATTAGAAAAGTTCTTGAACTTTCTAATCAAGAACATACAATTAAAACCTTAGATGAAGATTTCACTATTGGTGAATATGTTTCCATGTTTAGTTCACAAACTCCTTTTCCTCAAATAATCTTACATGACTCTGTTGGTGATGTTTATCTCGGGGGATGTATAGAAACTGTTAAATTTTTAAGACAACAAAATATAATTACATGATTTTATGAGTCGAAACCATAAAAGAAATAGTCTAAATAAATCAGAACCACATATAAATCGTGGTTTTGAATTGATGTTACGACAGAATAGTAGAAGGGAGGAACTACCAGAACCAAAAACATTTTCATTTTGTTTTGGTAAAATGATCTCTCTTTTTAAGCGGGAGATTCACATAGATTTCAGTTTTAATCTGAATGTCAAAAAAATAAATCTCTAGGGGGGGAAGGATCATGGAAGCAACACCCTTTATCGTAGCATTTTCGGTAATGATGACCTTAATGTTTTTTGTCCTTGGGGGTTTGATTGGGTGGAATGCAAAACAATATCTAGACACTAAAATTTTTAAATTACCTTATAATATTCACCCAGAATGTCTAGATGAAAATGGTGAATTTATACCTGATAAAATTGTATCTTTGAGAGTTGATAACTATGGCGACTACTACGAAAACTACGAATACGACGAAGAGGACGACGAAGACCGAGAATGATTCTTGGACTATTCCTCAACTTCAACCAAATCCATTCATGCATGAAATTCTTTCTGCGGTATCTAAGCAGAGGACGAATGGAAGAAAGATTGAGGTTCTTCAAGCATATAAAAATCCAGCATTAATTACTATTCTGATTATGAATTTTGATCAGAGTGTTCGTTCTGTATTACCTCCAGGTGATGTTCCTTATGCGGATACAGATGAGCAAACCTCAGTTGGTGGAAACTTAACTGATCTGATTAATAGTAAAGCAAAGAATGATGGACTTAAGAGCAGTGGTTATTATGGAACTGAGGATTTTGTAGAAGAAAAAAATAAAACCTCTATCCGTAAAGAGTATCAAAACTTTTATATTTTTTGTGAAGGTGGAAACAATAGAGTTTCTAAATTAAGAAAAGAAACCATGTATATCAATATGCTCCGTGGACTTCATCCTCTTGAGGCGGAAATTATGGTTCTTATTAAGGATAAAAGACTTCAAGATAAATATAAAATAACACAAGAACTTGTTTCTCAGGCATATCCAGAAATTACATGGGGTGGCAGAGGACCTGGTAATTGATAATATATTGAGGTATATTAAATGACAGACGGTTGGTCTTCAGACGAAAAACAAAATCTACCTCCAAAATATGGATGCCGCATTCTTTTGGAACGGGCAACAATGGATCAACTTAAAGATAAATCTTGGCCAAATAATGCTTATATTATAAGATATAGACTTGATGGACAAGTTTATAGAGATTTATGTCAAGGTACAAGATCTAAAGTGTTTGATCTTTATTATGATAAATTTGGTAAGGAAGTGATCGAACATATTGATTGGGGATATGGGACAGTAAGTCCAAAAATGTGGGGATATCAATCCAAAAATAAAGATGAGAATAAGAAAAAATGAGTGGATTTAAAAAAGAGTCTGAATTAGAGCAGAAATTGAACTCGATTATAAGAGAAGATGAGGTGGCAAAACTCATTAAAAAATATAAAAAACTTAGAAAATTTAGAAAATCTAATCTACACGTAGTTAATAAGATTGATGGAAGAAAAGATATCATTCAAGAATTGATGGATGAATATTTAAAAGATAAAGAAATTTAAAAATGTATCACATTATACAACTTGACATCAATAAATATTTTTGGTATGATATACCAGTCGTTCATTCGCTATTCGCAAATAGCGAACGCAAGTAAGCCGACTCGGAACGGATCGTTCATCTATGGAAGCACTCATACTAACTTGCTTACAAGCACAATTGATAGTTTCTAGGGTAAATGCTCATCCCCTACCAAAACAAATTAAAAATGATTTGGTTTGGGAAGTAAAGCAAATATCTCCAAAGGAGTGTAAAATAGACGCAAAAGCCGACTGAAGGAACGGGATTACAACAGTAAACCTTATTACTTTAGGAGTATTATTATGACTGTCGCAACAAAAACAACTAATGTTTTTAATGCTCTTCAATTGATTAAAGAGAAGAAACAAAAAGAAGAGAAGTTACATAAAGCACAACTCTGCATGGCAGGACACTGCGAGGTATCAAAAAAATGAACTGGTTCAATCAAAAAAAGTAAATAATTCGTTATGCGAAGTGTCCGATAATAACGTTAGATATCATTACATTCAATTTGATGACCGAAAACCAGCTTGTTATCTATGCACTTACAGGGGAGTAAAATATTGGTCATGTTATGAAATTACAATGATCGAATGGTTAGAAAAAACTATGTGGGGGTCTTGACACCCCCACTTTTTTTGTGTAAAATGATATGGTAGTTTCTATGAATTATGGCACTCCAAGATATTGGCAACATAGTAAAGAGAATTGAATTCCTGATGGAAGAGCAAAAAATGTTGCTCGATGATATTAAAGATAAATTAAATGGTAAAGAATTCAATGTTACTGAAAGTTTTTCATCACTTCCCATAGAAGATAGTGATGACGTTGAATATTACGAACCCGATGGATGGAATTAAAATGTACGAAAATTTAAATTCATTTGAAGAAGCTCTCAAGCACTTTGGAACTAGGGTGGAAGTTATAACTGCTATGGAAATGTCTAGGAGAATTACTCCTGAGGATGCATACAAACTAATTAAAGATGAATTGAAAGAAGTTAAAAAAGTTAGGAAGCAATTTAAAAGGGAGATTGAAGAATGAATGTTCGTTTAATTAGTGTCACTCCAGATGCAGAAAAAACTATGGGTTACGTTGCCCGTGTCAGTAACCCCTCTAACCAAGAGAATCCAAAGGTTGCGGGTCTTCTCAAGTATTGCGTAAATCATCAACACTGGAGCGTCTTTGAGCAAGCGTTCATGACCCTTGAGATTGAAACTACCAGGGGACTTGCGGCACAAATTCTTCGTCATAGGTCTTTTACATACCAAGAATTTTCTCAAAGGTATGCAGATTCTTCTTTACTTGGTGAAACTATCCCTGTTCCAGAACTTCGTCGTCAAGATACAAAGAATCGTCAAAATTCTATTGATGATATCGATCCCTTTGTAGTTCAAAAATATCAAATGTTGATGCAAGATCATTTTAAATATGCTATGAATTTGTATCAATCTATGCTTGATGATGGCATTGCAAAAGAATGTGCTCGTTTTGTTCTCCCACTTGCGACTCCTACTCGTCTTTATATGAGTGGATCATGTCGTTCTTGGATTCATTATATTCAACTGCGTTCTGGTCATGGAACTCAGAAAGAACACATGGATATTGCAAATGAATGTAAGAACATTTTTGTTGAACAATTTCCCACAGTGGCAGAAGCACTGGAATGGAAATAAATAATATACACATTATTTTAAACTATGGCAACATATCCTGTAATTAACAGAGAAACTGGGGAACAGAAGGAAGTCGTTCTCAGTGTTCATGATTGGGATCAATGGAAAAAAGATAATCCCGATTGGGATCGGGATTGGTCAGATCCTTCCACTTGTCCAGGTTCTGGAGAAGTCGGAGAGTGGCGAGATAAGATGGGAAAAACTCATCCTGGATGGAATGATGTGCTGAAAAAAAGTGCAAAATCTGCTGGATCAAAAAACAACATTAAATTTTAGAGGAAATCTTATGCCAAGAGGAAGGAAGAGGGGAAATCCAGAGTCTCAAGTAGGTGTGGGACTTACGCCAAAACAACTCAGAAGGAAAAAACCTATTAGCTTAGATCTTTTAAAGGACATTTACCCCTTAACCGATAATCAAGAAAGATTATTCACTTTATATGATGATGATAAATCTTTAGTTGCTTATGGTGCGGCAGGAACAGGAAAAACATTTATCACGATCTATAATGCTCTTTGTGATGTTCTTGATGATAGGACTCCTTATGAAAAAATCTATCTTGTAAGATCTTTAGTTCCAACAAGAGAAATTGGATTCCTCCCAGGAACTCATGATGATAAGGCAGACCTTTATCAAATTCCTTATAAGAATATGATGAAAGCGATGTTTGATGTTCCTGATGAAGCAGCACAAGAAATGTTATATTCAAATTTAAAAACTCAAGGAACAATTAGTTTTTGGTCAACATCTTTTATTCGTGGAACTACCTTTGAAAATGCCATCATTATTGTAGATGAATTTCAAAACTTGAATTTTCATGAACTTGATAGTATAATTACAAGGGTTGGTAAAAACTCTAAGATTATGTTCTGTGGTGACACCAAGCAAAGTGATCTCACTAAACAGTATGAAAAGAGTGGCATCCATGACTTTATGAGGATTTTGCAAGTTATGCCTTCAGTAGAAATGGTTCATTTTGAAGTTGAAGATATTGTAAGATCTGGATTTGTAAAAGAGTATTTAACTTGTAAAACGGAGCTTGACCTTTGAAATTCACACACCTTGATTTGGAGTTCCCTAGAATGGTAAGGGAACATATAGATGGCATTCGATATTATAAAATTCCAGGAAATGAAAACTTACAAAGGCTGGTGTCGATCACTTCTGTCACCAGTCATTATAATAAGGAAAAGTTTTCTGAATGGAGAGAACGAGTAGGGGAAAAGGAAGCAAATCGGATTTGTAAAGAATCCACTTCCATTGGTACTGACATGCATACATTGACTGAACAGTATCTTAAAAATATGGATTGTAATTCGGATGTATTACCTATGTCCGAAATGTTATTTCAGATTGCAGTACCTGCTTTAAATAATATAAATAATATTTACACTCTTGAAGGATCTCTTTATAGTTCCACACTTGGTATTGCAGGAACAACTGATTGCATAGCAGAATATACTGGGGAATCAGGTATACCAGAATTAGCGATAATCGACTTTAAAACAAGTAAAAAACCAAAACCACGGGAGTGGATTGAGGATTATTTTGTTCAATGCTGTGCATATGCTTGTATGTTACATGAGTTGACAGGTCTTTCCGTCAATAAATTTGTCATTATTATGGCATGTAGAGATGGAAATTTAAAAGTGTATGAAGAATATGATAAGAAAAAATACTTCAAACTTTTGATTAAGTATATTAAAAAATTTGTTTCTGACAAGGTGAATGATTATGGCAATTAAAGTTTTACCAGATATTTTTATGGACCAAGAAATAAAAAAAGAACTTAATAAAATCTTAAAGGAGAAATTTTATTGCCCATCTAGATTTGCACAGGAAATAGAAATTACTGTTCAGCAAGAGAAATGTTCTTATATTGATGCAATTATTTTTTTCTGTGATAAAAATAAAATTGATTTGGAGTCTGTTCCAAAGTTACTATCTAAACCATTAAAAGAAAAAATTAAATGTGAGGCAATTGAATTAAATTTCCTCAAAAAAACTTCAAGAGCAAGATTAGTATTTTGAACCCACTAGATTGTTATAGGACATATATTGCAATCAAAAATCACTTTACACAAAAAAAATACGACTTTCACAAATACAATGGTCATGTAAAGGCCTCATTGCAATCTTTTTATAAAAGAAAAGATAGATTTTGGTTTGAAAAAATGTCTAGAACCAAAACCGATGAGGAAATAAAGAATTTTTTTGTTGCAAATTTTGCCCTCTCTTCAGACCCTCAAACACTTTGGATTGGTGAAATTATAAAAAATGGGGAATCTAATTATTTAAAATGGCAAAAACGAATTCAATCTTTAACATATTTGTTCAAAGATGAATCTAGTTTGGTATTTTCTGAAAATGATTTCTCTTCATTTAAAATTGAAGGAACTAAACATCCAAAGATAATAAAACTTTATCTTTCTAGTAAAATTTCATTAGAAACACTAACAGTTTTTGACAAACTATTGCATTTTACTGAGACTTATGATAAAAAATTAATTGATCCAATATGGGAATTTACATCTATGAAAATAAAAAAATACTCACCATTCTTATACATAGATGTTGAGAAGTATAAAAATATTGTTAAGGAGTTTGTATCATGAGTTTTTTTGATTCAGAAATTGTGCGAGCAGAAATGACGGAGATCACAATGCTCTGGGAAGATATTAATAAAGATCTTTGGAGTATTGCTCGTATGACTAAAGAAGAGCAGAAATTTTATATTTCTCTTCTTGAAAAATTTTTAAATAAGCAAAAAATTCTATACACTAGAATTCGTTTGTCCGATGATCCAGAAGCCCAAGAATGGAAACGTGGTATCAGGGATCAAGCAAGACTAATGGGACTTCCAGAAAATATTGACATCAATGTTATATTTCAAAGTATGGAAGAAACTGTGAAGACTATGAAAGAATTTTTGGATCGGGCTTGACATCCCTTCTTGCCTCTGGTAGGATAAAGAGGTCCAAAAGCCAAATACAACGAATACAAAACACATGGCCGACTTTTCTAAACTTAAAAAACAATCTAACCTTGGTTCCCTGACTTCTAAACTCGTTCAAGAAGTTGAGAAACTGAATAGCGGTAACAGCAGTGCAGATGATCGTCTGTGGAAACCAACCATGGGCAAAGATGGTGTTGGTTCTGCTATCATTCGATTCCTTCCTGCTCCTGGGGATGAAGAACTTCCTTGGGTTAAAATGTGGCATCATGGATTCAAAGGTCCTGGTGGATGGTACATTGAGAATTCTCTTACCACTATTGGTAAAGCAGATCCTCTTGCCGAATATAATCGTGAACGTTGGCAGGAAGGTGAGGGTTCCGAAGGACAAAAATTTGTAAGGAACCAAAGTAAGCGTAAACTTTCTTACTACAGCAATGTTTACGTTATTAAGGATCCTGCTGCCCCAGAGAATGAAGGTAAAGTATTTCTCTTCAAGTATGGCAAAAAGATCTTTGATAAGATCCTGAATGCAATGCAACCAGAATTTGAAGATGAAGAACCCATCAATCCTTTTGATTTCTGGCAAGGAGCAAACTTCCGACTGAAGATTCGTAAAGTCGAAGGTTACTGGAACTACGATAAATCTGAATTTGATACTCCCAGTCCTCTCCTGGATGATGATGATGCAATGGAAGCAATTTGGAAGAAAGAGTATTCTCTTGCTGCTGTAACTGCTCCAGATCAATTCAAGTCCTACGAAGAACTTCAAAAACGTCTTAACTACGTGCTTGGCATCAACAAACCAGCACCTAAGAGTTCTACTCAAGACGAAGAAGAGTCCCTTGAGGAAACTTATTCTTCCAGCAAATCTTCTGAAGAAGAAGTTCTAAAGGAACTTGAAAATTCTTACAAAAAGAGTAAGTCTTTCTCTAAACCAGCAGAAACTAAAGATGACGATGACGAGGAAGAAGATGATTACATGAAGAAGTTCCAAGATCTTCTTGATGATTGATTAATCTTCAAACTCTACAGTAGATGCTCTCTTTAAGGATTCAGACACATATTGTTTGGATCCTTTTTTGTATTGTAAATTTTCTTCCATTTGATCCAGAATAACATTAAGATATTCTTTTTTTAAAACGAAGATCTGTCTCTTTTTTGAATTCAATTTAACTTCATACTCATAATTTGATACTTCTTTTATTACGTCATTATATGTGATCTCTTTACCTGATAGAGAATCAAAGTAAGTAAAGAATGTTGGAATTAATGTTAAGTAATTTGGATTTGGTACTTCCACAATTTCAAATTGCTCTACGTTTGAATTGAGTTCTGGGAATCCAAGACTTCTACGAATGAATATTGTTTTATTGTTGTCTATGTATTGACTTGAAACTTTTAATCCGGCAGGTATTAAAATGGTTCCGTCTTCGGACTTTATTTCCTTTGTTTCATAGTATCTTGTTTCATATATCTTTGAATAAGAACCATATTTTTCAAGTAAATAAGATTCAAATTGCTGATCATCTAAAGGCCATTCTGAATAGACATCTAAGATGTTATTTACTAATAAAACTACCCAATCTAAATTTGGATCTTCATAGAGTTTATATGCAACAGTATCTGGTCTATCGTTACCTTCAATAATGTAACGATCAAATACTGTTATTTCTTTGTAAATGTCATCTCTTATTTTTCCTCTAACAAAGAAATTTTTTACTTTTGTGAAATCAAAAGAATTTTCTTTGTTTGGTCCTCTAGTGACATATTCAAAATCTGGTATGAATCTAAAGTAACTTAAGTCTGACATATTAGTAACCTATTGAATGGTTTGCTCCCTCTCCTTCAAGATAATCAGTGTTGTAAACCACTTCTATTTCTTGGAATTGCAAGTTAATGGTATATGAAACCATAGTCGCTTCTTCATCATCAAAAGTTATATATGTCCCAAGCGGGGTGTAATCTACATTGCAAGATAGTAATGCTGCCGCTCTAGTTTTTCCAGATACTTTAGGGCTTATTAATCCTATCGATTGATGTATATTTACTCCTTTTAAATATTGAATAGTAAAAACATGCGGTGATTTTAAAAATACACCACCACCATCTTTTCTAACTGACATATGGTATTTAAAATATCTTATGATCCCCTTTACAATTGCCGCTTCTGCTGCATCTCTTGCACTCATTTTGAATGACATTTGAAAAGATCTCAATTGAGGTCCTTGAAATAATAATTCTAGGTTTGGGTTTAATATTTTTCCTGTTGATCGTGTGAAAGCATCTGGAACTCCTACTGCCTGACCAAGAGCATATTCTGCAAATTCTGCACTACTTGCCTTCATTTGCTCCGCATACTGTTGTGTTGCCTTTGCAACTGCGCTTGCATCTGCGTTTCCTGTTGCTCTTGCAAGTTCTAATCCACCTTCTTGAATAGCATTTTGAGTGTTCTCTCCCCATTTTACAGTATTAGTATCTTGTATGGGTGCTTGAACTGCAATGTATATTGAAGTATCTTTTTGAACATATGTGCTTTTTTCACCGGGTACTATTTCAACAGCGGTAAATCTTATTTTATCTTGAGCATCTGTCATAGTAACTGGATACTGAAATCTTCCCCCACCTTTCGCAACTTGTCCTGGATTTGCTGGAGGTTCTGCTTTATATGCGTCTTCTTTAAATTCACTATTATCAAATACTTTATTCTTATTTGATTTAAATGCTTCAGAAGAATTTGCTTTGTTTTTTTGATCAGTACTTCCTTCAGATTGTATTAATTTATAACTAGATCCATTTGCAATATTTTGAACATCGGAAGAGTCTGTAATTTGCTTTGCTAGATCATTATTTTTAGTATTCCACTTTGTATCTCCAAGATTTCTTTCAAAAATTACAGTTCCGCTTTCATTTGTAATTTTTTGACTTCCATCTAAAGTGGTAACTAGTTTTGTTTTTACACCACCTGAACTAACTATTGGTGATGTATAAGATCCATCACTATTTTTACTCCAACCTACTGGTGGTGCCATCTACTTATACAGACTGTGTTCGCATAAGAATATTTATAACCCTAATTGATCTTCTGTTATTATTGAAAATTTAATCATCCTATCCTCACAAAAATCTCTTGCAGCTTTCCATTTTGCTTGATTTTTTTCCCAGGTTAACACTTCAGTCAAAAATGTTTTTTCTTTTTTTCTGGATGTTCTTTGTGGTTTTAATACTTGATTTTTTGGTTTTACTTCAACAACATACCTTTGAATATTATCTTCTTTATCTTTAACTTTCATATAAAAATCTGGAAAATATCTTCTAACTTTTTTTGTAGTTGGATCATAGTATGGAATAAAGAACTCTTCACTACCCCATTCTAAAATATTTTCTTCTCGATCACACCATTTCATAAATTTCAATTCCCAAGAAGATCTATAAACTATATTTCTTACATCTTTACCTTTATACTTTTCTGGATTTCTTGGATTAAATTTACCTTGATGATATTTTCCTTCTCTTCTTTGCATACATAGTATAGGAGATTTTTACGTATTTATAAATGGCAAATAACGGAGCACCAGCACCAAGACACGAAACTGGTAATCTACATCGTGCTGTAAGAAATATACTTGGTAAGGTATCTCGCACTTCCCATTTTCAGTGTTGGTTTTATCCAAGTCAAAAATCTAGAGAATGGATTGCCGCCCAAAGGGGTCTTCGTAAAGTTGATTATAAGGGAGACAGATTAGAAGAAAATTTGATGTATATGTGCCATGAAGCAAGTCTTCCTGGAACACAGTTAGCGACTAATGAAATTAAAGATGATTTTACTGGTGTTACTGAAAGACATGCCTACAGAAAAATATATGAAGATAGGGCAGACTTTAGTTTTTATGTAGATGATTTTGGTGCTGACGGTGGAAAAAGTCATGTGATACTTCAATTTTTTGAAAATTGGATCAATAGCGTAGTTCAAGAATCTAGAGATCCAGTTAAAGATAGACCAGGGGCGGATGCAAGAAACTATTTTTACCGAGTAGCATTTCCAAAATATTATCAAACTGACATATACATTAATAAATTTGAACCCGGAAATAAAACACATTACGTTGGATCAATGGGCACTTATATTGAATATAAATTTTGTCAGGCATATCCTCTCGCAATATCTGCGATGCCAGTTTCTTATGATCAAGCTCAGGTTTTAAAATGTACAGTTTCTTTCGCATATACTAGGTACATAGCGGAGAGAAAATATTTTGGTCCCTTTGGTGCATTAAAATCAAACAATATATACAATGATCCATTATCTGCATTTAACTTTTTTGCTGGATCGGAAGGAGAAAATTTTGGAGATTCCTTTAAGAAATTTAAAGACAATATTAATCCGTCTCTTTCCAATGTACCATTTTTAAGTGGAACGACTAGATAAAAAAACCGTATACATAGTATAAATAAAACATCTGAATTGGACAAATAGTTATGCCATTACCTAAAATTTCAACACCCCATTATGAATTAATTCTTCCATCAACAAAACAGAAAATTAAGTACAGACCGTTTTTGGTGAAGGAAGAGAAACTTTTAGTTTTAGCAATGGAGACTGAAGATACAAAAGAAATTACCAATGCAGTAAAACAGGTAATTAAGAATTGTATTGAAAGTCCCAAAAATATGAAAGTAGAAAATTTACCAACCTTTGACATTGAGTATTTGTTCTTAAACATTAGAGCAAAGTCTGTTGGTGAAGTTGTTGATATTAATATCATTTGTCCCGATGATGGAATAACTGAAGTTCCAGTTTCAATCGCAATTAATGATATTAATGTTTTAGTTGATGATGCCCATGACAACAAAATTAAATTAGATGATCATTTAATGATGGAAATGAAGTATCCATCATTGGAGCAATTCATTAAAAATAATTTTGACATTAATCAAGATAGTGCCAATGTAGATCAATCATTTGAACTAATCGCTTCTTGTATCGATAAAATTTACAATGAGGAGGAAGTGTGGGATTCTTCTGATGTATCTAAAAAAGAATTGGTAGATTTTCTAGATCAAATGAATTCAATTCAATTTAAGCAAATTGAAAAATTCTTTGAAACAATGCCAAAACTTGCACATACAATGAAAATCAAGAATCCAAATACTGGTGTAGAATCTGAAGTAGTACTTGAAGGTCTTTCTTCTTTTTTCGGATAGGAATGTCCCACATGGACATGGAAAATTATTTCCGATTAAATTTTGCTTTAATGCAGTTCCATAAATATTCATTGACAGAAATTGAAAATATGATGCCTTGGGAAAGGGATATTTACGTGATGTTATTAGAACAGCACTTAGAAGATGAAGAACTAAAACGTAAAGCAGCAAGTAAAAATGGATTCTAACCCAACAAGTCAAGTAATTGAACAGAATATTATTGACTTGTTGGGTCTTCAAGATGATTACGAATTGTCTTGGGAAGATTATTTTAGAGCATTAAGAGAAGCAGCAGTTGCTGCTAGAATGAACGAATCAAAGTATTCTTCTGATGATACGCAAAGAATAACAGAAGAACTTAAGAGAGTAAAAGGGGTAAAAAAAGAAACTGTTTTTAAAACTTCTAAAAAGAAAAAGAAAGTTAAAAGGGATCCAATAGATCCCACTAAAGTAACAAATATATCTAAGTTTGTTGACAATAATAAAAGAAAAAGTAATAATGATGTTAAGCCAGTAAAAAGTCTTGTAGGAACGGGAACTTATAAAACCTCAAAGACTACAGTAGAAGATCAAACAAAAACAGAGGAACCAAAACCAAAGTCGGATTCTCTATTGTCGATCTTAAAAAATATCGACAAAACTGTAGGATCCATTTTAACGACACTAGAAAATCAACTAGCATTTCAAAGAAAATCCGCCGACAGTTCTAGAAGATCTTCAGAAAGATCTAGAGCGGAATCTAAAGAAGATGAAATGGAAAGTGTTTCTTCTGAAAAGAAAGATACGCCAATAATAATAAAAGCAGCAGAGAAAGCATTATCTCCATTACAACAACTATTCCAACGAATTAAAAACTTTCTTTTCTGGATGTTTGCTGCTAAAGCATTTAAAATGTTCAGCGAATGGTTCAGTGATCCAAATAATCAAAAGAAAGTCGTAGACATTATAATGTTTCTTCGTGATCATTGGGTTTTGTTGGTTGGGTCTTGGCTTGCTTTTGGTACATCGATTGGTAGATTTATAACTAGATTTACTGTAAAGTTGGGGGTATGGACTGCCAAAATGGCAGTTGTTATTGCTAAAAAATTAATTCCCGTCATAGGTAAACTGGGTGCCAAAGGAAAAATAGCTGCCCTTGCTGGATTGGGACTAGGAGCAGTAGCAGTCGGTAAATCTTTAATGCCTGGAGAAAAGTCATCTTCGGGGGACACAGAGGCACCACCAAACACAGAATTACCAAACCTTCCTTCAGAACCAACTGAAAAATTTGAAAAAGGTGGAATAGCTGGTTCTATAGGAAAAGCATTTGAATACAGTCCTTTGGGATTGATGTTCAAAGCCGGAAAATTTGGTGCTGAAAATCTTGGTAAAATTACTCCTGGAGTTTTTGATGCAGCAAAAGAAGGTGTTGGAAAAACTCTTGAGTATTCTCCGTTAGGATTAGCACTAAAGGTTGGAAAACAGGGATTTCAAAATTTACAAAAAACTACAGAATTTGCATCTTCGGGAATATCAAAAACTGCTGGTGGTGCTTTTAGGGGTATAGGTGGGTTAGCACTCAATGCATTGAAATATAGTCCTATTGGTTTGGGACTTTCTCTTGGAAAAAGGGGATTAGAAACTGCTGGAGACATTTCTTCCAATTTAAGTTCATTGCCAATAGCGGCATCTTTGGGTGGATTGGGTGGTATTGGATCCATATTAGGATCTGGATTACTTAAAGATTCTAAAGTAAAGGATCAGTTTAATCAAGCTACTAGAGAAGTTGAAACGAGTGGTCTTGATAAAGATCCAAAGTTCATTCAAATGGGTGGTCTTCCTGGATTAGCAAATTTAATCCTACAAAAAACAGGACCAGAAGTTGAAAAGCAATCAAAAGATGCTTCAAAAACTAGTTCATTCAATATTGGTGGAGTAGTTGATAGAATATCTTCAGGAGATGGTGTACCAATCACTGGTGCAGGAAAGGATGATACGTTAATAAAGGCGAACATAGGTGATGCCATATTAACTGAAAAAGATCAAAGTCTTCTCATGAAGGCAATGTCTGGTGTGGGTGTTGGTGGGGCACTTGGAGGTCCAATTGGTGCATTAACTGGAGGAGTAACTGGGGCATTAAGTGGATCATCTTCAAATATAGGAAGTCCAACTACAATTGCTGTTAAAAGAGGAGAGGCAATTTTATCTCCAGATGTTCAGCAGAGTATATACAATAAATTTGGAATTAATATTCCAGCATGGCTTTCAAAAAGAAAACCACAAAAGGTTGATAGCGATAACATAAAAACAAAAGGAGGAAAAAGTCTCCCAGGATTTTCTAATGGTGGAATAATTCATGGATTCTCCAATGGTGGAATTGCTGGAGGTACTCCTGTATTAAATCTTGGAAGAAAAATATCAGGAGATCCAAATCATAAATTTGATCCAACACTTGCAAAGTCTATTCCACTTCTTTATAGAATGCTTCAAACTGGAAGATTTAAAGAGAAAGGATGGGGTGATAAGAAATTCATGGATCAATTGACCGCAAGGTTACTTGTGGAATCTCAAAACTTTAGTAGAGCGAAAGAAATGTATAATTCGGATTCAAGAGATCCGAAGGGGAAGGAGGGATATTATTATTTTGGAGAAGGTTATGGAAATAGAAAAGATTTAGGTAATAAAGGATTTGATGATGGATATAATTTCCGTGGAAGGGGAGCAATTCAATTAACCGGAAGAACTCATTATGAGGGATTGAATAAATGGTTGGCAAAAAATGGATATAAGGGAATAGATGTAGTAAAAAATCCAGATCTTTTAGCAACTGATCCTAGAGTTCAAGCACTTTCAACAATATATTATCTTGAAGATAGAGAGAAAACATTTGGTGTAAGTTTTGCTGATATGGCAAAGCGAGGTGATAGTGAGGCATTTACATACAATATCAATGGTGGATATAATCATCTTGCAGAAACTCAGGATAATTTAAGAAGAATCCAGGGATTATCTGGTGGAGTAAATTATGGAACTGGGTTTGGTCCAGCAGCACCAAAACCAACATCAAAACCAGCACAGGGAAATCCAATTATGAATATTGCCTCAAGGGCAATGTCATCTATTGGAAATTTCTTTGCTCCTCCAGCATCCGCAGGATCAAAACCAGCATCAAGACCTGCAGGATCAAAACCAGCACCACCTTCTCCCAAAAGGTGGGCGATTGATCCTAGAGGATGGATTGGAAAGCAGGGCGGGGGACTTGTAAAGGGTGCTAAAAAATTTGCATCTAATGCATTTAATGGATTATTGAATTTGATTTCTCAACCAGCATCTGCTGCCACTAGTGGAAGAACAAAATCTAAACAACTTAAGTTAGCCGGAAGTTTAATCGATGTAAAACCAATATCTCATCCTGGTGACATTGATGTTTCCATACCTTCCTTAAAAAAATATGCAGAGCAAAAATATGAAGGAGAATTCTCATCAAAAACCGGAGTACAAGGATTGCAAGATGGTGGTTTAGTAAATTTTGGCGGAGGGAGATTAAATATTCAAAATCCAGATAGATATCTTAAGGATAGATACGGAATTGATGTAAATATACCAACATTGCAAGAGAGAAATGTAGATTTCAACGAACCATTCAGAAATCTTGGTGAAGGTATGCGTTCATTAGGAGGAAGAGCAAGAAATTTATTTTCTCCTCTTTCTAATTTATTTGGAAGAAAACCAAAAAGACCAAGAGTCACAGAAACTTCAAGAAAGATTGGAACCAGATCGACTTCATTTTTCCCAAGTGGACTTATAAAAGAGAATACCGGATTGAATATTCCCGGTGGCACTGCTGACAAGCAACTGACAGCATTACAACCTGGAGAATATGTAATTCCAAAGGATAGTGTAGATAGACTTGGAAAGGGATTTTTTGATCATATTGTTGGATCTACAGATAGCAATTCATCTCCAGTGAAAGAAGGATTGACTAATGATGTGTTTAAAAAACCAGTCAATCTTGGATTGAATATTCCAAGCATAAAATCTAATTTTGATTCAAGTAAAATCCAAAATAATACATCTTTTGCATTTAATCCAAATGTTAATTTAAATCCTAAGAAAAAATCTTCAATTTCTGATACACTAAATGAACTTCGTGGAATGAGAGCTAATTCATTAGAACGTCAGGGTAGACTTGGGGAAGCATATGGATTGAGAGGATTTGGGACTGGAGTAGATTTTTCTTCTATTTCAAAAAAATCATTTGGTAGTTCAGTTAATACAGGAGTTGGAATAAAACCATTAAATAATACTACAACTTATGATTTGAATAAATCTAAGAATAATACCAATCTTGCATTTAATTTAAACAATTTGACCGGTAGTAATAAAAAGTCTTCATTTGCGTTAGATCCAACAAAAACGGCCGCATCAATGCCTCATGTTTATGCTGCAGCAAGAGCAGCAAGAGAACGAGCAAGATTAGAGGGATTGTCACCTCAGGAAGTTGAGAAGCGAGTAGTAGAAGCATCAATTAAAGCGAAAGAAGAGGGTCCATCCAAGTTATTTAATTCTCAGATAGATTGGATCTCATTATTCAATAATAAACCAAAAAGTTCAATAGACACAAATGTTGCATTTAATCCAAGTATAAATTTAAATGACAATAAAAATGCAAGTAAAAAAGAATCTATCAATGATTCATTGAATCAACTTCGTGGAATGAGGTCTAATTCACTGGAACGTCAAGGTAGACTTGGGGAGGCATATGGTCTAAGAGCATTTGGATCAGGAGTTAATTTTTCACAGTTATCGAACAAATCCAATACTGCTATAGAATTTAATCCAAATATTAATTTAAATCAAAATAAATTAAAGGAAGCGGATTCAAATAAAGTAAATCCATACAATGTAAATCTTGGATTGAATATTCCAAGTATAAAATCCAATTTCGATTCAAGTAAAATAAAGAATAATTCATCACTTGCATTTAATCCAAATCTTAATTTGAATATTAATAAAAAAGAATCCATTGACGATAGGCTAAACCAACTTCGTGGAATGAGATCCAATTCATTGGAACGTCAAGGTAGACTTGGAGAAGCATATGGATTAAGAGGGTTCAATACAGGAATGAATTTCTCGTCATTGTTTACTAAAGGATTAGTAATGGAAAATTCTGGAGTTGATATTCCAGGAGGAACTGCTGATAGGCAATTTACAGCATTACAACCTGGAGAATATGTAATTCCAAAGGATAGTGTAGATAGACTTGGAAAAGTATTCTTTGATAGTATAGTTGGTTCCACAGATAGCAATTCTTCTCCAGCAAAACTTGGAAAAACTTTAAATACTATAGGTAACAGAATCAAACCATACGAAAAACCCTCTGAAGGTAAAGGTGGAATTGTAAAACTTCCACCAATCAAATCTGGAGGAAATGCTTCTGGAGGTGGTGGGCAAAAAGCCGGTCAGAAAGAAGTTATGTTTGATCCACTTTGCACTAATCCTAGTGCTGTTACTGAAAGGCAACGCATTCAAGATACTTATGGCATTGTTTCACCGTTTTAAGAGAGGGAGGTAAAGAAAAATGTTAACGTTAACTAAGTTTCTTGGTGCAGATAATAAGCAAAATAATCAAATTGTTGTCTCTCAGGATAATAAAACTATTCCTGCTACTTCATCTAAAGGAAGTAATACTCTGGTAAAGAAAAAAAATAATCCATATAGTAATCAAGTATCTTCCGGGGGCGGAATAACAGTAAGATCAAAATCAATTTCTTTTGGAAAGTCAACGAGTAATGATTCCTTACTAAACTTAGTAAAATCTATTGAGCAGAAAGTAATAAAAATAGATTCTGTATTAAAAGAATCATTTGTTTTTCAAAAAAATGAAGAAGATAAAAAAAGAAAAGAAGAAGAGAGGGGAAGATATTCTAAAAAAGAAAAAAGATTGAAAGGTGAAAAACCATCTTCAGGATCCAGAGGTTTTAAATTTATGGGATTACAAACTCCTCAGTTTGGAGTTTTTGATTTCATAAAGAGGTTTATATTTTGGAACTTCATGAATTGGTTGTATAAAAATATAATTCCATTTTTACCAGCCATTGGCAATGTAATAGGGCAAGTTTCCAAAGCAGTCCCAGTAATTTTAGAATTTTTTGGTGGAGTAGCAAATGTATTAACCACATTCGTATCTGGTGGAATAAGACTAGTTAATGGTCTTACAAAAACTCTTGCCATTGTGAGCGGGGCAAGATCTGAAGAAGATATTCAAAAATTCACTCAAAAATTTAACATGATGATGGATCTTGCGTTACTTGCAGCAATGCTTGCTGGTGATGCGGGATTTAATGTTCTTGATTTTTTAAAAAAAGGAAAGGGAAAAGATAAGATTAAAGATGCTGCAGGTAGAGCAGCACAAAAGACTGGGGGAGTATTTAGAAGAGGTACTGGTAGAGCAATTCAAAGGACAGCAATAAAACTTGCTGGAAAGAGGGGTGGTAATTTTGTTAGGGGAGTAACTAAAGGTGTAAAAGGATTAGCAAATAAAGCAACTGGTGGAGTTTTTGCTCGCGGTGGTGGTAGAGCATTAACTAGAATTGGAATAAAAGTTGCTGGAAAAAGTGGAGGTAAATTAGTATCTGGTGCTGGTAAATTTTTAGGAAAAGCTGCTGGACCAATAGCATTGATTGCTACGGCAGCAACTGATTTTATGGGGAGAAAGGCATCAGGTCAAAATAATCTCCAAGCGGGTGCTGGAACTGCTGCTGGTGTTGGTGGGGCATGGGCTGGTGCTAAAGGTGGAGCCGCAATAGGCGCAGCAATTGGAAGTATATTTCCTGGGCCAGGAACTCTTATTGGTGGCATTCTTGGTGGGGTTATAGGTGCTGCTGGCGGTGCTTGGGCGGCAGGTAAAATTGCAGATAAAGTCACTGGTGCCGACAAAGTATCTCAGCCACAAACTCCTGCTATTCCAGGAAATTATAGAGGTGGAATTGTTAGAAAATATGAACTTGGAGGAAATGTTGATGAAATTAAAAACGAAAAAATAGATCCACCCAAAAAAGGAAAAATACAGGACACTGTAGAAGGTAAAGATGTTGGTGGTGCAGCAAAAATAAACATACTATTTCCAACTTCGGGACAAGATGAATCTGGAAATAAAAAGCAAGAAACTAAATCAAAGTCTTGGTGGTCTTCCCTTTTTGGAGGTGGTGACGATGATTCTTCAACGTCTCAAAATCAAAATAGTAATCAAAATAGTAATCAACAAGTTTCTGGGTTGGCATTAGATTCTTTAAAAGAAACTTCAAAAACACTTAAGAAAATACCTTTCGTTGGTGAATTGATGGGTATTTCTGTTGATATTGCAATGGGTCAAAAACCAGATAAACCTTCTTATAATAGATTAGCAGAAAAGATAGTTTACATTGGACAATCTTTATCTAATGTAAAAAATATTACTGATATATCAGATAAAGCAAAAGAAGTACAAAAATTTACTTCTGGTGGAATCCCAACAACTCAATCTGTCATTGGTGCCATCTCTGAAAAATCTACAGAAGAACTTAGAAACGTAGTAGCACTATCTATTGAAAAAGGTTCTAATGATGCCATAACAGACATCAGAAAAAAAATAATGGATCTTGAATTCAATTTAGCATCGATTAATGGAGGTGGTGATGTTAGAGATAGAGATCCTGAAGCAAGAAGTGGATATGATCCAAGATATGATTCTCCATCTGGAGGAGGAACAAGTTCTCCATCCGGTGCTCCATCAGGCGGCGGTGGGGGAGGTGGAGGATTGGGTGGATTGACTCCCAATGCAAAAGCACTTCTTAATACTATAAGATGGGCAGAAGGAACTTCTGGACCACAAGGTTATAACACTTGGTTTGGCGGAAGGACCGATATGGATCTTTCCAAGATGACTATCAATCAAGTTGTTGCTGAACAAAAGAAAAGATTAAAATCTGGAGCAGCAACTTATGGCAGATATACTTCTGCTGCTGTTGGTGCATATCAAATGATGACACCAGAAGTATTTGCTGCAAGAGCTGGATTGGATCCATCTAAAGCATTATTTACTCCTGAAAATCAGGATAAAATGGCTATTGCTGGATATATGAAAGGTCAAGCAAAATTAAGTGATGCAGAAATTAATGGTCCTATTAATAGGCAACTTATTGCAAAGATCTCTGGTGTTTGGGCATCTCTCCCAAATATGAATGGAGTTAGTGCTTATGGGCAACCAGTTAAAAAGTATTCCGATTTGGAGGCAAAATATAAAGGTTATTTGGGTCAGGCTCAAACGGCACAAGCTCAAGAATCAAAAGCAAAAAGAGAAGAATCATATAAAGGACCAAATCCTAGATCTACATCTCCTAATGATAAAAATAAACCTAAAGATAAAGTTTCTGGTTCGGGAGGAAGTATTGTCGATATTGGCAAGAACTTAGTATCACAAAAGTTTGCTGTTGCAGAGCATCCGGATTTTACTAAAAATCCCGTACCATCTGGCGGATCATATACCCCAGGTAAAGGATTTGTAAGCAATGTTCATAGTGGTAGAGGTCATTATGAAGGAAGAGCAATTGATGTTACAGATTGGACTTCTGGATATCCTGGGAGATATGGTCAAGTTGCATCAGCTCTTCAAAAAAATCCTGCAGTTAAAATGTTGATTCATGATAATTGGGGATTTTATAAAGATGGTCAAAAAAGTGGTCCAGGTGCATATAGTCATCCAACTCATTTACATGTTGAAACTAAATCTAGATTCCATGGCGGTTTAGTTAATAAAGAAGGTTTGGTAAAAATTCATAAAAATGAATTTGTTATTGATGCAGATACTGTTAATCTTTTGGGAGTTGACTTTTTTGCAAGTTTAAACTCCATAGAAAATAAAGTTACTTTATCTAAAGTGGCACCAGATTTAATCTCCAGAATTAGTGAATCTGTTAAAGGTAGAGCATTTGTTCAACCAAATACAGATCAATATTCTAAAGAAGAAGATCCTAAATCTCCAACTCAAATAAGGGACTCTTCCCAAAAAACTACAGAAAATTTAGAAAAATTCAATAAACAACAAGAAACAAAAACTGAAGAATCTCAACAAAATGAGGAAGAAAAAGAAAATGGTAAGAAGCAAAGAGTACAAGTAACACCAGCAAGTCATCCTCAAACTGGAAGTGGATTCGCAATTAAAGGAGTTACTGATGCTAATGGAAGACCTTTAATTCTTTCTAAGGGGGGAATAACCGCATTTGGCGAAATGATCCAGGATTCTAAGGGGGTTGTTAAAGGATCTGACGTTGCAAGTGGTAAGAGAAGTGAATCTCATAATAGAAAAGTTGGTGGAGTTCCAAATTCAAATCACTTAGGTGGTAATGCTTTAGATATTCATGGTTCATCTCAAACATGGATGAGACAAAAAGGAAGAAAGTATGGATGGGTTGTAAATGACTATCCAGGATCTCATGGAGGACACTTTGATTATAAGGGTGAGGATAAAGATTCTGGAGCAGATACTTTAGCAACAATGTCTTCCGATTTTACAATGGAATCCGTGACTGATTATAGGGGAGGTTCTTCTGGTGGTGGGGGTGGTTCTCCATCAGGTGGTGGCGCAGGAGGTAGTTCTCCATCAGGTGGTGGTGGATCTGGTGGTAGTTATCGCCCAGTAGATGTTGAGGCAGAACCAACAGAACCATTAATTCCTGGAAGTCAAAGATCTAGAGGTCCAACTGATTTTAGACCTGCTGCCCCTATGGCAAAAGGTGCTATTAAATTGGATCATAAATTATACGAAGAAATGGGAGTTAGTTCTGAAGATTGGGATATCTTCAGAAACACAATTGCACATATAGAATCTAAAGGTTCATATAATATTTCTGGAGGAAGCGGCGACCATTATGATGGAAGATATCAACTAGGTGCAGCTGCAAAAACTGACGCGGCTAGAATTTTGGGAATACCAGATCCTGGACACAACTCTTCATCTAGATCTGCATTTAGATCAAATCCAGCACTTCAAGAGCAAATGTTTGCTGCATTTACTATGGCAAATCATAAGTATTTGATGCGTAATCCAACATATGCAAAGGCATCTCCTGAAAGAAAATTACAAATTCTTGGATATGCCCATAACCAAGGAATGGGTGGTGCGGAAAACTGGATAAGGACTGGTCAGGTTGGTGCTGATGGATTTGGAACAAAAGGAACAAAATATACTGATGCTTTAGCAGCAAATTTTGCAGCAAGAAATAAGGCAATAAAAGAAAAACCACAAGATAGTAAAGAAAGACCTATAGAATCTGGTGGAGATCCGGGCGATGTTGAAAAAGACCAACAAATTGCTGGATCAACAAAAGATAAGAGGTATGGAAGATTGGGTGTTCCTAATACTGATGGCCAAGATACTGGTGCTGACCTTGAGTTATTTGGAAGACGTGGTGAAATTGGAAAAAGTTTTAATGATAATGCAAAGGAAGGACCATACGGAAATAGAGGTGTAGAAATTTCTTTCCCATATGAATTAATATATTTGGATAAAATTCCTGGAGGAAGAAATGCTGGAAGAAAATCTATAGATGTCGATGGTACTCAAAGAAGAGTTTATAAAGGTGCAGAAGGTTCTGCTGGATTTGGAAATGTTGGATCTTATTTTTATAGGGATCCTAGAAGTGGAAAAATGTTTGAAGTTATGATGGGACATGGAAATAAACCATTTAAAAAATTCAAAAATGGTGAAAAAATTCCACCAGGAACAGTTGTGGGATGGCAAGGGGCTTCGGGATCCAGCGATAGTATGCAAGGTGGAGTGTATGATCACGTATCTTTCCACGTTAATGCAGTTGATGGTGGTGATCCAGGACCTATTTTTAATAAATTTGTTAATTCATTATTGGGTGGAGAAGGTGCAAAAGTAACTGCAAAAAGAAGAGAGGAACAAAAAGCACAAGCAGAACTTGCAAAAAAAAGACCAATTGGTACAGAATCTGTTATATCAAATAAACCTGTTGTTTGGGATGGTAAAAAATGGAATCCAAAACCAAAAGATTCTGGAATGATCAGTTCTGTTAAAGATACTTTTGGGAAAATTGGAAATACTGTTTTAAATATATTGACTGGATCTGCTCCCGCATCTGCTGCAACAATGCCAACAACCTCAGCAAAACCAAAGGCACCAGCAGCAAAACCAAAGGCACCAGCAGCAAAACCAAAAGCATCGGCAAAACCAAATAGAGCTTGGTATGACCCCAGAAAATGGGTGGGAATGCAGGATGGTGGATTGGTTGGAGAGAATCTTAAAACACAACCAATAAATAGTAGAAAGGTAGATGAATTTGCTTCCTATGAGAGAGAAAATGATGTACCTATGATTATATTCCAAGAAATTGAAGTCATTAGAGAAGTTAAAATAAAAGAACCTGGAAACAGAGTGTCTTTAGACTCAGCAAGTAGAACACCAGACAACTCATATATGTTAAGAAGACAGTAAAATGGGTGTAAATTCAGCAGCGGCAGGTGGTGAAGCTCAGATAGATTTATTTGAGATAACATCAAATTATTCTGGAGAAACTGTTGACATTAGAGAAGGTGTGACTTCTTTAATGATATACGAAAGTATCTTTGATTCTACTGTCAGAGTAAATGTGAAGTATGTTGATACTGGATATGGTGGTGGAAAAGCTTTGTCCGAGGCTGGATTTAATAATAGTGTTGGTGAAAAAACAGAATTAGTCGTTAGGCAATTCTTTAAGAATAAATTTCAGAAATTAATTTTTAAAGGTGCATACGAATTAAGAACTTCAAATAATGCAAGGGAGGCAATGAATGATGGAAGAACTACAGCAACAACTATAGATACTTGGTTTTATTCAAAGGAATCAATGGTGAATCATACTTTAGAAAGTAGAGTCACTAAAAAATATGAAAGAAAAATATCTGATAATGTCTATTCTATCTTAAAAGATGACTGCATAAAAACACCAAAATCAGTTTTTGTTGATCCATCCAAAAATGATTTTAATTTTCTGGGTGGTAGAGAAAAACCATTTCATAAAATAAATTGGTTAGCAAAGAGAACAGTTCCCGAAGGTATTGGTGGACAAGGAATTTTAGCGGGTTATTTGTTTTATGAAATTGCTAGAGGAACCGATGGAACTCCTGGAGGATTTTATTTTAAATCAGTTGATATTTTATTCAGTCAACCTCCAGTTAGAAAATACATTTCAACCAATGTCAATGAAATTCCACCAGGATATGATGCTAAGATAATTAATCACTTGGAAATAACTAGCATTAACTTGGATGATCATTTGATTTCTGGATCATTATTCCAAAGGCAACTTGAATCCTTTAATCCATTTGATAATGCATATGGAAAAGAAGAGTTTAATTATATTTCTCAAAATTTAATAACAAATAACGGTGGAAAAGAATTCTGGAAAGTTGCAACTGACTTAAATTTCCAAGAAAAGGTTACCAGAGAAACACAAAAAATGTTTGACACTGGTAATTTACCTACTGGAAGAACTTGGGGAGAGCAAAAGAAAGAATCAAAAGAAATAAATTTTGAAATGAATGAAATATTGAGGCAAGCGACAAATAGATATAATCAATTAGGAACTGTAAGATTGACAATTATTATTCCACTTGATTTTGCTCTTCATGTTGGAGATATGATTATGGTCGATTTCCCAGAAATTGGATCCGCTAAGGTTCAAAGACCAAGTAAGAATAAAAGTGGACTATATATGATAATGGATCTCTGTCATAGAATAACTCCTAAAGCTAATTATACTTCTTTGTGTTTAATAAGAGATTCCATAGGGAGAAAATAATTTTAAGAGGAACAAATGGAAAACATCGAAACACACATTAATGTAGATAAACAAATTCTTGAAGATCCTACAACTTCACCACAGCAACGTCGTCATATTGAAGGTGAATTGGAGCAACTTGAAAGATATCAAAAGAATCATCCAGAAGATCATCATGACCCCACTGGATTGGAATTATATTGTGAAGATAATCCAGATGCAATTGAATGTAAAATTTACGAATAATACTTATGTCAAGTCAAGGTTCTTTATTTAATACTGATACTAGTGGAGTAAATCTCGCCTTCATGTGGTTTGGGCAAATTGTTGATGAAACTACATGGGTCCAAAACCATGCTAGAGAAGATGGACTTCATAGTTTAAGAACCAGAGATGACTTTCAAGGATATGGATATCGATATAAAGTAAGAATCTTTGGAAGAGAACTTGAAGAAAAAAATGATGAAAAGACTACAAAGGATGAAGAACTTTATATGGCAGAAGTGTCTATGCCAGTTACTGCTGGTAGTGGACACGCCGGATCCGTTCAAACACCAAACTTAAGACAGGGAAATTATGTTTTTGGATTTTATAAGGATGGAATAGAAGCAACTGAACCTATTATTTTTGGAACTCTTCCAAATCATGCTCAAACTAGATTATTTGGAAATGATCCAGATAAAGGATTTGTTCCTAGGACAGGTGGAAATGGACTAGGTGGAGCAAAACAATTTGGCAATAAGAACATGTTAGCAGAGGGTCCAGATGGGGATAATCCCCTAAGCGAATCTGCTGGAGGTAACTATGTTCTTGATGTAAGAGACATTGATATACCAAAGGAACAAAGAACTCATTATGTCCCAAAAACATATGAATGTGATGTTAGGGGAGGCGGAGCTCTTAAAGGTATATTAAAAGTCATTCAAGATATACAAGCATTTATTACCAAGGTAAAATCGGCAATTGGAACATTTGCTGGACAGGTAAGTGATGTATTGACAGGATTGAATTCACTTATTCAAGATGCTGCATTACTAATAGCAGATTTTATGAAGGGTGTTATTGATAAAATGAGAGGATTTGCTGAGAATTTATTGAATAAATTCGTGGTCCTACCATTACAATCACTCATTCCCCCAAATAACACTTCAGTTACAAATGAAATAATGCAACTTATACTTGATATACTTGCATGTGTATTTAATAAATTGATCAAGGGATTATTCAGTGCCATTTTAAATTTACTTACAAGTTTAGTTAATAAAATTCTTGGCGGTGTAGATGCTGCATTTTGTGCTGCACAAAGTTTTATGGCAAGTTTATTGGGAGGAATACTCGGACCAATAACTCAAGGACTTTCTGCAATAACAAGTGTGGTTGATGGTGTTTTAGGATCTGTTAGCGGAATTCTTAGTGGAATTTTTAATGCGTTGAGTGCGATTTTAGGTATTATTGCATTTTTAACATGCGATGAAGATGCGGATTGTTCTGCTGGTGATGGGTGGAATTTTTGGTATGGGGATGGATCTTTTGACTTCCAAGTACCAGATCTTTCAGGTGCTATAAAGAGTGCATCTTTTAGCGGTATTGGAGTCAATAGTTGCAACACTAAACCAAAAGTTGCTAAACCACCTAAAGTTAAATTTATAGGTGGTGGTGGAATTGGAGCTATTGCTAATGCAATAATATCAGATTCTGGAGATATCCTTGGATTTGATATTATTGATGGAGGAACGGGATATACATCTTCACCAACAGTAGTGTTAGATAATGAAGGACCAGGTAGTGGAGCAGTTCTTTATGCTAGATTAGAAGATGATAAAACTTTCTTTGGTGGATCTGGAGGAGACACTAGTAGAGCTCCCCAAGATGAATTAAATGATGAAAATTTCAAGGATACTACTACTAAAGCTTCTGTATTAAAAATTAATGCAAAACCAATAGACAATCAATTCTATGATTTACTACCAGAAGGGGCAAAAGAATCTGGAATTGGTGAAGATCTTTTATATTCTGGATCAAATGTATACATTGGTGGAAGTGGAGGAACTCCATTAACTGTATGTACTATAAACAGTAATAGTCTATTAGAGCATAGAGGAAAATTATTAACCATTGGTCCAACTTCAGATGGCGATTATGTATGCATAGGTGGACCTGGGCAACCTATAATAACTACTGCTGGTCCATTGTTATGGAATTCTGTGGGAGGTACAAAGGTTACTGTTGGAGGAGATGGAGGTGATGTTCTAGTCACCTCTAAGGAGATGAATAATTCAACTGGCGGAAAAGTAATACAAGTTATAATAGATAAACCATTATTTAATATTAATGATATCAATATTATAAAGGGTCCATATGAAGGTTTGTTTACTGGCAGAGGTAATTATCACGAAGGTAGATTTCAAGGAGCTGGAGCAATAATTTTTAAAGATGAAAATGATAAAGAATTATCTCTTGAAGGTAGATTTTCTGGATTTGATAATAATTTATCCGGAAAAGGAACAGGTACTTTTGTGGGAACTGGCATTATAAGAAACGGAACTTTTGTTGGGGAAGGAATTTTTACTGCTGATAAAGTTAATTTCCCAGTAGATGACAATGACAATAATGAAGATTTTACTGGAGACATTTCTTCCAAATCTGGAGATAAAGTCAACGTAAATGGTGACGGAACTGGAACTATAGAATCTGGAAATAATCAAAAAGTTGCAGTTTCTTTTGTAAAAGTTGGCGCAGTTGGAGGTTCTCCAGTAATTGCTAATGGTGTCCAAGCAACAATAGATGGAAATCCAGTAACAACTGGAGGAAGAGGAGGAAATATTTTATTGATAAAAGAAAATATTAATCCTGGAGAGCAAGTTTTAAAAGTAAATGACGCAGTGGTTACTGTTGGACCATATAAAGTAACTACTGGTGGAGTAGGTGTTCCTCTAGTTGTTGGAGGTAATCAGGACAATAGTAAAGCACTTGTTGGAGATGTTCCTTTAACTTCTTCTGGATCTGCGGTAGTATCTGCTTTTGATGTTGGATCGCAGTCTAATGGAAATACTGGAAGTGGAACATTCTCAGGACCAGGTGGATCTCCAGTTCAAGAAATTATTGTAGTTGACTCTGGAACTGGATATCTAAATCGTCCAGATGGATCAATATATTCAAATGGAGTAAAAATTTCAGATAGAGATGGAACTATTGTCTTAACTCCGGATATTGGATATAATTTCTATCGCCCAAATACTGCAGTAAATGTCAACACAGGTGACTTAGTATTTTTACCTCCCGGTACTGATGTTGGTGTTTATGATAATTTTGGAAATGAATTGCAAAGATTTACTGGACTTGGATTGGAAGAAGGTATTTTGATTGAAAATCCAGGGACTTTGACAACACCAACTTATAATCCTGGAGATGTTAAAGATGGCATAACCGGAACAGATATTAATTACCCATCATCTTCCGATGGATCATACCCTGCTGTATTAAAAATTAACGATATTTTAATTGGAAATTCTGGAATAAATTACTCCCCCGAAGATAAAATACATATTCAACCCAGTAATGGTGCAGTATTGGAGCCAGTCTTCAATGACTTTGGTAAATTGATTACAGTAAATATAGTTAATCCTGGAATTGGATTTTTGGAAAGACCAAAAATTACATTAAAAAGTAATACTGGAATAAATGCTATAATTATTCCAGTATTTGGAGTCCAAAGATTTGGAGATCTTTCTGAGACCCAAGACACGATTCCAGAAGGGGCAAAGTTAATTGAAGTGATAGATTGTGTTGGTAAAATTAAAAGGAGTTAATTAAGAAAATGCTTACAAAAAAACAATCTTCTGGCGGAAAAAAAGCAAATTCAGAACATTTAGTATATGGTAATAGGCAAGGCCAAATTGAATTTGGACATTTGCATTTGGGTCTTAATGGTAGTATAGATGCTGATTGTACGTCTGGTGTTTTTCTACAAGCAGCAGACCATTCATCTCATTATATGACCATGGATATCGATGGTCCTCGTCAAGGGTGGACATCAAATCGTTGTCCAGGTCCATATCAAATCTGGTGTGCGTCCGAACATGCAGGAAAAACAAATTCAAGTCCATTAAATAACTGGCCTGGTGTTGGATTTTTTCTGCTTGCCGAAAATGGAGACATAGTTATTCGTGCTCCCAAAGGAAGAATTAGGATGTCTGCAATGGACATAGATATAAGAGCAGAAGGTCCTGATCTTACTAGAGGAACTATCAATTTAGATTCAAATGAATCTGTAAATATTAAAACCGGAAATTTCGATGTCAAGGCACAAAAAGGTATAACAATATTTTGTCCTAAAACAATAAATATAGCATCCAATACCTCATTGAATTTCGTTGGTAATTTTGTATCCTCTTTAAGTGCAGCATCAAATTGGAAACCAGATAAACTGAATCCAATTACAACTGTAACAATGTTATTAAAAAATAATTTCTCTTTGTTCTAATAAACTATGGCATACGCAACTGATGACCTTACAGTATCACATTCTCTTGCTGTTGGTGCTGGATGGCCTGCAGTACCTCTTCTTCTTGGGCCAGCAAAGATAAGAGGTTCTAGTTATATCGAAGGACCATCCATTTTTGGAAATGCATTTACTTGGGGTCCATTGCCATGGGCAACAGTAATGATCGGACCCAACACAAACTTAGATTCCCCTCCAACATTTGCCCCAGGATGCTTATGTTGGGGAGGACCTTGTATTAATAACCCATACTCTCTTGCAGTTCAAGGGAGTAGTGGATTTTATGGAAATCTTGATGTTGCTGGAAATGTTGTTGCTGGATTTAATATAGTTGCTCAAGGCGAAGTTGTTTCTCGTTGTGGTGCTCATATTTTATCCCTTAAAAAGAACTTTGACATTAAGCATCCAACCAAACAAGGATGGAGACTGCGGCATACATGTCCGGAATCTCCATACAATGATGTATATGTTAGAGGAAGAATTAATAAAGATCATATTGACCTTCCAGATTATTGGGAAGGACTTGTTGACCATAGAACAATTACGGTAAATCTTACTCCGGTTGGATCACATCAAGATGTGGTTGTAAAAAGAATTGATAAGAATAAAATATATCTTCAATCTAAAGGAAATATGCCCATTGATTGCTTTTATCACATTTATGGTGAAAGAAAGGATGGAGAAAAATTAGTGCCAGAATATAGAGGGTATAGTCCAGAAGATTATCCTGGAGATAACTCGGAGTACTCAATCGTTGGGTGGACGTATGATAAACGCGAATCCGATGAAAAAAACATAGAAAACCTTAAGAGAGCATAATTATGACTTATATTCCACCAGCACCAAGAACTATTGCTAAAACAAATTGTAGGCCAAATAGATTTGGATCGGTTCCATATGGTGCTTTTGCAAGACCAGTATTGCCATTCACCAATGATTATAATAGAAGTGTCGCTCCTTTTCCAGATCCTTGTCCAATTTATTGGCATGATAGAATTTTAGTAAATGATGTAAGATGGTTGTTGGGATGTTCAGGCACTTTATCAACAAGATCTTGTGTTTGGAATGCTAAAAAAAGTTTTGATATTCCTCACCCCACAAAAGATGGGCATAGATTAAGGCATGTATGTTTAGAAGGACCAGATGCTGATGTTTATATAAAGGGGAAGTTAACGGAAGGAAACATCATTAAACTTCCTGATTATTGGCCAAAATTGGTTGACTTAGAAACAATCAATATTACTTTGACACCATTTGGAATATATCAAGAGTTATTTGTGGAAACTATTCAGTGGGGAACAAGAGTAGTTATTAAAAACAATCTAGGTGGACCAATAAAATGTTATTATCAAATTATGGCAGAAAGAATTGATGTGGAAAAGAATATCCCAGAATATCAAGGCTTGACAGTAATGGACTATCCAGGCGATAATAGTAATAGCACTGTTAATGAAGGTTTGATATTTTATGGAGAGGATACATGAGGTTTGTCCGTTAATTGTATACCAAGGTACAATAACTTGCCACGAAGAATTTAAACAAAAAAATATTAACGCTCTTCGGGATTATTGGTTTAATGGATATTCATTTGAAAGTCCAGAATGTTCTGGCAAAATATTTGCACACTTAAATGAAGATTATTCTGATTTCTTTTCTGAATTAAAAAGAAATATTGATGGATATTTTAATGCTCTCTCTGTTGACTATAATAAGTTGTCTTATCATGTTGTAAAGACTTGGGTTGGTTATCATGGAGATAATGAAACTCCCTCAGTGTCTCCACATACACACAACGAATCTAATTTGAGTTTTGTGTATTATCTTAAAACGGATGAAACTTCAGATAAATTTTGTGTTTCTGTTCAGGGTGATAATAAAAATGAATGTATGAGGGGTTTATTTGAAACTGCCGAGCAATTTAATTTAATTACAGGATATAACAAATATAATTGCAATGTTTATACTATTACTCCATATGAAGGAACGGTTGTGATTTTCCCAAGTAATATTGGGCATTTTACTCAGCAATATGTAGAAAGAGCAGACGAACGAATTGTTGTTGCTGGAGATGTTAGAGTAACTCTACATCCTGATCATTACATGCATCATCAGGGATCAACGCATCCATCTCAATGGCTTTCATTATAGAATCATATTCTTCTTGATTGATTTCATTCATGTCAAACCATCCTTGTGGATTATCAAGAAGAATTAATTCATGAACTTTTTTTAGATTATTTGACCATTCAGTGTCATCATATTTCCATTCTATATTTTCGTCTATAGCAATATTTTCTATTCCTATGTAATTATTGACATAATCCCTTAATGTCATTTCTTTAACAGAAATGTCTGTCATACCTTTTGAATGCATATCTTGAAGTTTAGTGTAAATTTCAAGATATTTTTTCATGTATTTTGGATTTCCATACACAAAATTGGGGTGTAATCCTTCATTTATAGTACATGGACCAGGATCTATGCACAAATCTGGAAATACCAAATTCTCATTTTGTATGAGATTTAAATTTCTTATTGAAATGTCTGGTCTTGTTCTAATAATAATATCATATTCGTTTAGATCTATGATTTGTAATGAATGGTATACTGTTTCCCAACTCTGAATATTTCTTTTTGCCCATTCTCTTGGAATTCTTTCAGTTACTATGTTATTAAACTGAAAATTTAACTCATAATTATTAGTTCTAAAGATATATTTTTTCGGATTATAACAGTCTAATACTTTTTTGATGTCAATACTCTCAGTTTCATGTTCCCTATTGTCAATATATTCAATACCATCATGTTCATATTGACGAATATTGTCTAAATTATGATCAAATGATGAAATATATACATCAGGATTATACTTATTGAGTATTTCCTTTTTAATGATTGGGAGGCAGGTTTCCCAGTCTCTCATGTGTCCAGCGAGAATCAGTGCGACTTTCATAGGGGGGTTGACAACGTGGTTTCAATGCGGTACACTATGTAGGTCCACTGAAACCACACTGAATGCAAATAGCAGAACAGACCGCACAAGACCTTGTAGAACTCCAAGAAGACATGGCATCGTATTTCACTGATCTTCATTTCCCCATGAGTGGAGAACTCTATTGGAATATGGTAGAGTGTGTGGCAAGAGCAAAACTTCTTGAAATCCCTGTCACTTTTGAATATAATGAAGGTTCCATCGAAGAGTGAATTGATTCATCATAAAATTCAAGCCGCAATGCGTGAGAATGTATTTGCCGAGGATCAAATGAAGTATCTTGGCATTCGTGAAGACGGTAAGCATTGGTATCTTGTTGCGGGTGAACATGAAGTATCTGTTGATCAATTTGAAGAATTTGAATTGCAAGAGTAAAATTAATGGATTACAAAAGTTTAAAAGAAACTATGGTAAAAACCACACCGCAAAATGTGAAAGAAGCAAACGAAGCATTATTTAATTGCAAAATGACTCTTCCAGGAGCAGCAAAGCATTGTGGTATGACTCAAAAAGAAATGAAATTGACTTTCTTTGAATACCTGAAGTACAATCCTCCCACTTATTCGGATTGAATTTACATACTCGGTTTCCGAGTATTTTCGCTCCTTTAGCTATCTGGTGAAAGCACCCGACTCATAATCGGTATCAGGTGGGTTCGATCCCCTCAAGGAGCACCTTGCCTCTGTGGTGAAATGGTAAACACAGTTGACTCAAAATCAACCGCCTACGGGTTTGTCAGTTCAAATCTGACCAGGGGCACTTGACAATCCAAGCAAGACCTGCTATGATTGTCTTACAACACGGGACGGTGGTGGAATCGGTAGACACACCAGACTTAAAATCTGTCGGGCATTGCCTGTGGGGGTTCAAGTCCCCCTCGTCCTATTCTTACAAAAACTTCAACAAAAATCAACTTTTAAAATCACTTTAGGGTCGTAAAAAATCCCGCCAAAAAAATCGATCAAAACCCCCGATAAATATTTTCATATGCTGACAGAGGTTTTTATGTCTCACAAATATAGTGTTAGCATGGATTGGTGTTGGTATGATCCATCTGAACCTGGATCTAGCAAATACATTGTTAAAATGTATTTTATTGAAGGTTATCCTTACACATTTGATGATATACCAGAGATTAGTGTTTGGGACCCAACTTTAATTGCTAATGCAGATAAGCATCAAAACGGAAAAATTTATACTCCTGCTGAACTTCATAGATCATCTTCTTACTTAATAATGGAAGAAGTTCATCCATGCCTTTTTCCAGTTTTAGTTGATAGACCAGAATTAATTCCAAAAGATTAATGGCTTGACAAATTTTTGAATATATACTATGATACTTAAGCAACTGCAATTCAGTTGTGTTTATCTCCTAAGACACAAGGGGGGAGTACAAAAGATCCAGTTTATACGGATGCCCCCCAATTGCCTCTTTAGCTCAGTGGTAGAGCAACGGTTTTGTAAACCGTTGGTCATCGGTTCAAATCCGATAGGGGGCTCCACGGGATGTAGCTCAGTTTGGTAGAGCACTCGCTTTGGGAGCGAGGGGCCGTAGGTTCAAATCCTATCATCCCGACTTAATTAAGAAAATATATGAAAATAAATCTCTGGTATTGTAAAAATATGAATTTATGGAGATGGTCTCTTGTAGATGATAGGAGACCAATATCTAAACAAGAAACTGGTCAAAGAGAAGACTTGAGAGAAGCAATGCAAGATATTGCAAACACTGTTGAATATTTAATGAAAAAAGAATAAAATTGTATTTTGTTTTCGACTAAATAATCAGTAACGAAAACCGAGTACGTTAATACAATGGGTCTCTCTAGATTAAGCAACTTTCTGAAGAATGTTAAGGGAAATATCATTTATGTAGATCCAAATAGTCTTGATTCCACAGATAGTGTGGAAAATCAGGGTAATTCTTTAACAAGACCCTTTAAGACTATTCAGAGAGCTTTAATTGAAGCAGCTAGATTTTCTTATCAGAGAGGAAAGAAGAACGATAGATTCCTTAAAACCACAATTTTATTATATCCAGGAGAACACTATATTGATAATAGACCTGGATATATTCCGATATCTCAAGATCAATATTTAACAAGAGGTGGAACAGAACTTACTCAGGTTTTAGAGTGGGATTTTCAATCCAATTTTGATGTTTTTGACACTACTAATGACTTATATAAAGTAAATAGTGTTTTTGGTGGTGTCATAGTTCCTAGAGGTACATCTATCGTTGGTATGGACCTTAGAAAAACTAAGGTCAGACCTCTTTATGTTCCCAGTCCAACTAATGATGACATTGAAAGAACTGCTCTTTTTAGAGTAACTGGTGGATGTTATTTTTGGCAATTTACTATTCTTGATGGAGATCCAAACGGACTTGTATATAGGGACTATACTGCAAACTTAACGGTTCCAAATTTTTCTCACCACAAATTAACTGTTTTTGAATATGCGGATGGTTTAAATCCTGTAAAAATTCAAGACGAATTTGTACCGGATTCTTTTGAAAATAATATCTTTGAATCGGAATTTACCGATTTGGAGATGTACTATCAAAAAATCGGATTAGTTTATGGATTGGGAGTTGGAAGACCAATATCTCCAGATTTCCCCTCAGTTGATGTTGATATCGAACCAGTAGTTGACGAATACCGAGTAGTAGGATCAAAAGGCCTAGAAGTAGGAATTGGAACAATTAGATCTGGAAATGGTATTGTTGGAACAACGGAAATAACAGTTATATTAGATGAACGTGTTGAACAACTTAGTGTAGATACTCCAATACAAATTAATGGAATTTCAGAGCCAGGATATTCTGGACAATTTGCAGTTGCTGAAGTAGTTGATAATTTTACTTTCAAATATATTGTAGGATCTGTACCTCAAGAAATTAATCCAAATGCATCAGGTGGAACCGTAAATATTACAGTAGATACTGTAAGTTCTGCATCACCATATGTTTTCAACTGTTCTCTTAGATCAGTGTATGGAATGTGCGGTTTACATGCTGATGGAAGTAAGGCAACTGGATTTAGAAGTATGGTGGTTGCCCAATACACTGGTATTGGATTGCAAAAAGATGACAATGCTTTTGCGAGATATGATACCACTACGGGAACTTATGTAATTGGTGAATTTAACGCCCATACCAACTCAAGATCTAGATTTAGACCAAGTTATGAAAACTATCATATTAAGGCGTCTAATAATGCATTCTTACAGTTAGTTTCTGTTTTTGCGATTGGATTTGCAAATCATTTTCTTGCAGAATCCGGTGGTGATCACTCAATTACAAACTCCAACTCAAACTTTGGTGCAAAATCTCTTGTATCCAGTGGTTTTAGGGATGAAGCATTTATAAGAGATGATTGTGGTTATATTACGAGTATTGTAACACCAAGAGATATTGAAACTGAAGAAGAAACCATTGAATTTTTACCAATAGATGTTACAAAAACTGTAGAAGCGAATAACTCTACAAGATTATATCTTTTAAATGAAAATGATTTTAACAATCCGCCAAATATCATTCTGAATGGATATAAAGTTGGAGGATCGAAGACTGAAAAACTTTTTGTTAATATAACTGATCCAGATCTTCAATCCACGGATGTCTATACTGCAGAAGTTGTATTCAGCAATACAGTAGGTGCTGGTAATGCAAATATTCAGGGAGAAAAAATATACAGAGTTGGTAGAAATAGTATTACAGGTATTAATTCCATAACAAATAATATTATTGAATTCGACACTGAACATACATTTGGTTCTGGAGAATCAGTAATACCAATTCCAGTAAGTGGTCCTTTACCTGATGGATTGGAAATTGGAAGAATTTATTATGTTTATCAAAACACTGGAAACCTGCTAAGAACTATAAAACTTGCAAGAACTCAAGATGATGCGGTAAACCAAGTAAAAGAAGTAGTTTTAAATGATAAGGGTGGTATAATTGACTTTATAAGTAGAGTAATTGATAAATCTCCAGGAGAACCAGGAAGTCCTATTTTGTGGGACAGTGATAGAACAAACTGGTATGTAACAGTAAATCAGGTTACAAATACAATATTTCCGAAATTACTTACATTATATAATGCCACACCAGTTAAAAAAATTGGAAGTGCTACTCCAAAAACATATATTAAAAGAAAGCAAGATACAAGATCAAATGATGATAAACTTTATAAGTTTAGATATGTAATACCAAAAGAAAATGTATTAACATGTAGACCACCAATTGATAGTTATATTCTTCAAGATTCTTCAAGTACTAATGCAAGTGATTCTACTGAACTATCGAAATATTTTCCATTGAGTATTGTCACTATTGATAATCCAACTCAAGTAAGGAATTTTAGATATATTTTAAATGCACAATGGCAATCTAATTTGGTAACCATAACTACAGAATTGCCACATAATTTAAAAGTTGGTAATGAAGTTGAAATTAAAAATGTCATAAGTACAAATAATTTACTCGGTGATGACGATAGGGGATTCAATGGAACTTTTACAGTTTTTGATGTAACAAGTTCAAGACAATTTACTTACTTATTGATTTCAAATCCTGGAACTTTTAATAATAATACAAATTCAAGAAGTCCAAATGATCTTCCAAGATATATTAACAAACGTCTTAGAACCACATATCAAATCTTCAAATCCGAAGAAATACAACCTTATGAAAAAGATAGACAGGATGGAATTTATCACCTTACAGTAGTAAATGCGTCTAATAATCCTAATGTAACTCCATTTAGAGAGTTATCTTTTTCACAACCAATTCAAAATCTCTATCCTCAATTAAATAGAGATAATCCCGATCCCAATCCATCTGGATCTTTATCCATTGCGTTACCAGATCCAATTGGTCAAGTCTCTGTCAATGACCCAAGAAGAAGCATAACCAGAGAAACTCTGGCTAAAGGATTTGCGGATTTTGATTTAGGTTTTAGTATTTCCGATATTCAATCTACAACAGCGACTACACATAAAATAATAACAAATATTGATCACAATTTAAATGGAGTAACTAGATTAACGATCAATAATCAAGGATCAAATTATGTAGATGGATTGTACTATAATGTTTCTTTAGTTGGTGCTGCTGGATCTACAACTGGATCTGATGCAACTTGTGTTGTTCGTGTTCAATCAGGACAAATATCTGAAATTGCAGTACAAAATCCAGGATCAGCTTATGGTATTGGAAATACATTAACTCCTGTGGGCATTTCAACAGCAGTTACATTTGTTCCATCAAATACTGCTCGTTTATCAGTAAATGCCATAAACAATAGTAAAGGTTTTTCAATTAGAGTAAGTGGAATAAGCTCACATAGAGGAAATATTGAAGATTATAATGGTTATTATATAATTGATAAAATTGATACTGGAAAAACAAAAGAAATAGATGTAATATCTGCAAAATCTATATCAACATTTAAAAGATCCGTAAGTGGAAGTACTAATAATTCTATTGCTATTATAACTGGATTAGAAGTTCCAGTTTCTAGTATTGAATATACACCATCTACTGGAATTGGAACTATTGGATTTAGTACTAGTCATCCATTCAGAGTGGGATCAAGTATAATACTTTATGGTGCTACTGACAACTTCTTTAACAATAAAGAAAACTTCTTTGTTACTAATTTAAATAATAATTTAACTTCTGTTCGTGTTGATATGGGTAAATCCAGTACAACACCAGTAACTACAGGAACAATAAAGGCAATTTTACCATTTAACACAGCAAATAGAGGATCTGTTTCTGGAGATAATGAATTTAAATCTTCAAGATTACTTTATAATTTTGACAAATACGTTGGAATAGTTCAGACTGATTTGCAAGCAACTGGAAGTGCTCCTCTTGTTTTGAATTCATCAGTGGGTTTAAATATAGGAGATTATCTTTTAATTGATAATGAAATAGTTAGAATAAAATCAACAATCATATCAAATTCTTTAGTAGTTGAAAGAGCATTAATGGGAACTAGACGTGATTTACACGTAAAGAACTCATTAGTTAGAAGAATTAAAGTATTACCTACAGAATCTAGAAGAAATTCAATCATTCGTGCTTCTGGGCATACTTTTGAATACCTTGGTTATGGTCCAGGTAATTATTCAACTGCTTTACCAGAAAGACAAGATAGAGTTTTGACGCCACAAGAAGAAATTCTATCACAATCCACAAAGATTAATGGCGGAACAATTTTATATTCCGCAATGAATAGTGATGGAGATTTTTATAATAATAATAGAAAAATAACCAGTAACGGAAAGGATCAAATATATGATGCTCCAATACCAACTGTTTCTGGTGAAGTTCCATTAGAATTAGTTTCTGAGGGAGGATATAATTTATTAACTCCAGAAGAAGTTGTCATTAATAGATCTATAAAGGTAAATGGAGGTCCAAATTCAAAACTTATTTCTGAATTTGGTGGACCTACAATCTTTAATGAAAAAATAACTTCAACTGCTGAAGATGGTATTGAATTTAGAAAGGCAGGTATTAGAGGAGAATTAGAAGTATCTAGAGAAATAACAGTTTCTTCAACTAGACCAACAAAATCTGCCAATATTGGAGACATTGTTTTAAATGGAACTCCAGAATTAGGAGAAAATGCTGGATGGATATATGTTGTAGATCCTTTAGATAATCAATCCAAGTGGCAAGGATTTGGATGGATTAATGATAGTTTGTATGGTGTAGATGTAACAGCAGGATCTATTACAAGAGCAATAACTAGAGAATTAAGATTCCAAGGATCTGGAATTGTTGTGAGTGCTCAAACAAATCAAAATTCCGGTCTTACAACAGTAACATTTACACAAAGTAGTGCTGCTCTTAACCAAATTGGTGTCGCTACAGGATCTCTTAGTCAAACCATACCAGATCTCAGTTCAGGTATTCCTGCAGACTTTAATGGACAAAAAGTAGCAAACCCAGTTATTAAATTTGTTGGAGATCCAGTTGGTTTTGGTGTTTCGATTAATGTTCAATATCCACCTACAAGTCTTCCAAACACAGTTGTCGGTGTCGCAACTGTTGTTTATAGATCCCCAATTGTACCGGTGAATTTTGGTGTTGCTGGAGCAGATCCCGTAATTGGAACTGGTGCTCCAACATTTACCAATAGAACTACTGGAACTAGAATAATATATGATAATAAACTTTCTTCAACTTCAGTTGACTTTGCAGTAGGAAGAGTTGGTGTAAATAAATTATGGAATAGTGTTCCATTAAGTGATGTTGGTTATGGGTGGCAATGGTATGCCGGTATAACAAATGTATTAGAGTTTTCTAGAACTGGTGAAGATACTGAATTATACATAGAACCTGCGGTAAGTCCAGGTGCTGCTAAACCGAAATGGGAACTTGGAAGTACTGCTACTGGATTTAGACTCGATTTTAGATGTAATGGATTGGTAGAAGGTGGTATTTTAAAATCCACTTTGCCAGCAGATAAAACAACTGCTCCAATTCAAGTTGCAAATGCCACACTGGTAAATAATTTAAATTCAAACTTTGTAAATAACTTCCTACCTAGAACAGAATATGCTGCAACATTTACCTCTGGATCAACAACTAGAAATACTATTCCGGTAAGAGAAACAGTTACTGGAACTGATAGTAATAATTACTCCCAAATACGTGCAGCTGCAACTCAGTTGATGTCTACTGGCAATATCGGTAGAGATGGTGCATATTTTGAAGGACTTGTTAATACTTTAAGAGGAACTTCTTTCAATATTAACAATGGAGCACAAGTAACTGGCATATCAACGTTTAGTCAAATATCTGATATTGTAAATACATCATTTACTGTGACTTCTAATGTTGTAACTGTTGACTTTAGAAATGGACCTGTTTCAAGAAGAGATAGTAATTTTACTACTACAATTGATACATTAAATATAACAAATGTTCCAAATACACCAAATAGAACATATAACTACACATTGGTTATATCTTCTCCATCTAGCCCAACAGGAATTCCTTCAAAATTACAAATAACTGTTGGAGGAACAACATTTACAATTCCTAGTTCAAACATTAGATGGTTAAATGGAACTAGTTCTGTAACTTCATCCGGTACTTCTGGAGAATTTGTAGTTGGATTCACATTCTTCTGTGATAGTAGTGGAAGTTTCTCAAGTTCATCAACTGCAAAAGTGTTGGGTGTCTTTGGTTCTTACGTATAAATACCTCAATAGATAAAGTATATAATAAAATAAAATGGCATTTTACGGTTCTTCTGTAGCTAACCTTTGTCCTATTCTTTTTAAAGGAAATTTGTTTTCCGAAGGAGTTAATATTGTATTTCATAGTGATATTTCTTACTCTATGAATTTAGCCTCAGATGGATTAGTTGATTATAATGATGCAAGAACAACACAATTTACCGGTACACAAATTGGTGCTGGATCCACATTGACAATGTTTTATGACGGTATTTTCCCGGCATTTCTACATAAAGAATTAATTTCAAAAAAAGTTGGTCTTTCAGATTCTCCAAATTTATATACTTATGTAGATCAAACACTGAGGTCAAAAGGAACTACACAGTCTATAGTTGGATCTGGCTCAGAAATTCTTGAATTTCAACCTTATATGATTCTTGGAGATGCCACTTTTGATCAGTATTATAAATTCAAAAATACCTGGTCAAATAATTATATTGATGTGGATGAGGGAACATATCTTCCAAATAATACTACCCCAACCAGATTTCAACAACTTTATAGAACAGCAAATGCATCATTTGGTGTCAATAATAGAGTTGTAGATTTAGAAACAAATTCAAATTCTCCAGGAATATATTCAGAAGATGTTCATGGAACAATTTTTTCTTTATACTATAGTGATTCTTCTCAAGTTGCTACAAATATAACTGAAGGAAGAGTTGGTAATGCAAAAATAGGAAGATATTTAGATAGCATTCAAAGAAGAAATATTCCAACATATTTTATAACAGCATCAAATGAACAGGAAAATACTTCTCCATCATTGATAAATGCGTCTGGTGTTGGAATTGCAGTTAGTACAAAAAACTTTGTTGGATATACTACTTCAAAATATACATTTAATGAACCTGGATTTTATTTTAGAAGGTATCGTGGATATTATGAAAGTACTCTTAATCAAAACGGAGCTGCTGGCGTAGGAGCATCATTTACCAATGGTGTTCAAATATCTGGATCTGAATTTTCATCAGAGGAATTTAGAGAATTTTTTAATTCTCTTGCTGTGCCATTAACTTTAGGAACTCAAAGTACGGGTAACCTTAGAGATGATCCAGGTTGCAACTGGTATGTTAATGGAACTGAGCAGGGTGGTAATTTTGGAGATTCTACTCAAGGAATACTGGGAATTACAAATTTGGGGGGAACAGAAGTAGTCAATAGAACATATTTTACTCCGGCAACTAGATTGGCTGGATATACAAATCCACCAAACCCATCAAATCCAAGTTCAACTGGACCATCTGGATCAGGATATAAAGATGTAAGTATTGTTAAAAGCCCAAATAGATTTGATAGATTTAGAAACATTACAAATACAGAAAAAGGTGGATTTTGGGGACCAGTTCAATTTATTGATAGATTTAGATCGGATATTCAAGACTATAGTGCGATGGCTCTTGGATATTTTCAACCTTTAGTTAGTGGAACTTATAGATTTAGATTACAAAGTATTGGAGCTAGTTTTTTATGGATTGCTTCAGATGATCCACTCACAGGACAAATAAATCAAACTAGTGTTGATAATGTATACAACAACTGGAGAGATACCACAGCAAATATATTATGTCCATCCAGTTCTTCTCTTAGATATGCTATTAGAGAATCAGATAACAATAGCAACAAATCTCAGAGGACAGCAGTTTATACTGCAGAAAGTACAGCAAATGTTCAACTTACAGCAGGTAGATTTTATCCATTTAGAATTATTATGGGAAATCCACAAATTGGTGGTGGAGACCCTACATTCCCAGCTGATGGAGATCTTGAGTTTGCTACTACCGGATCTGGATCGGAGAATCCAAGTTCATTAAGACTTTTATTCCGTCGTACAGAGGTTACACCTGATACTTGGCAATTATCTGGAGATGGATTTTTCTTTGGTGGTACTAAAGTTTGGGAGGAAGGATCCCCATTTTTCCCACCACCAGTAACAAATGTCACAAGAACACTTCAAGAAGAACTTGTATATAGAAATATTAGAGTTATTGGTATATCAAATTATGATTCAGATGAAGTTAATGGAGAAACTTACGATGCAGTATTTGTAAACAGCATAAGTCCAGCTTCATACAAATATGTTAAATTAAATAAGCATGAATTTTCTGAAATACAACTTTCATCAGATCCTGGAACTTTTGCGGGAGGTAATTGGAGATTTGCTTCCCATTTCAAAATTGAAAATTACGGTGTTCATGATGATGATAATCCTTTAGTTACTCAATTTCCAAATCAAAGTAGATTAGATTCATTTGGAAATCCAACTACAAACACAGTATCAACTGGAGCAAGTTTTTCAATTGGTAAATTAAATGATAGATATACAATAAGTGTAGTTCCAGGATTTGAAGGTACTGGATATAGAATTGGAGATATAATTAATATCGACGCATCTTTAGTTGGAGAAGATACTGTTTCTGGATCAGTTGTATTCAGAATTGATTCTCTTGTTGAGGATGTTTATTCAAATAGGCAAGGAATAAATTATCAATATGGTGGTGTTACCGCAGGATCAATTAGTGTTCAAAAAGGAACTGGTTCATACACATACACTGTTACTAATGCTGGAAGTGGATATAACGATGGAGATATCGTAAGAGTTAAAGGAGGTCAATTGGATGGTGTTGACGGAACACCAGGAAGTTCAAATAATGATCTAGTAATTAATATAACCTCAGTAGATGCAAATGGATCTATTGTGAATTCCTCCCTAAATTCTAATACTGGAACACCAACAAATTATATTGATTATCCTGTAAATCTAACTACTTTCAGTCCCAGACCAATTAATATAAGATATGATAATACACCCATATCTAGTATATCTTATAGGAATGGAACTTCTTCTGGAATTGCTTATACTCATGTAAGCATTACTTCAATTGGTTATACAAACACATCAATTACAGGAATAGCATATAGTTCTTATTCAATTGCAGGAATTGCATATACTGCTATTGATGAGTCAAATACAGTTGGCATTGCATATTCTTCCGCTCAAATTGTCGGCATTTCATACACTACAAATCCAATTGTTGGTGCTGCTTATACTCACGGATCTATAACTGGTGTCGCATATACTGGGGCAACTATTACAAGTATTGGTTATTCCTCTTCTTCTGTAACCTCAATTGGATATACATCTCCCAATATTGTAAGTATTGGTTATACTGCTTTCCAAATCAGTTCTATTGCATATCCAGATCAATTTGCAATATCAGGACTTGATATTGGTAGTACTAATACAACCATTACTATAAATGATACCAATGGAGTATTTGCAAATAATCAGGTTACTACTCCTTTTGACATATTAATTACTGGTGTTGATTCTGCTTATTCTTTCATTAATGGATCATATACAGTAATAAGTATAAGTCAACCTTCTCCTGGAGTAATACAATTTACAATTCCAGTAGGAGATAGTCCTCCTCCAGGAGCACTATCATTTGTAAGCGGATCTTTAATCGTTACAGATAACGGTCCGGTTGTTGATGGTCCATCAAATGTTGCTATAGGAACGGCAGTTCTTCAAACATCTGGAAATCACACTTTTAGTGAAGGGGATCAAATTATTATTAGAGGAATTAATAATCCATCATATTCTGCATGGGGATCTACAGTTTTGACAGTTGGTGCAGAATTAGTTCCAAATGTTTCTTTCTATGTGAATGATACATCTTCTGTAGGGTTTTACACCAATACCTCTATTGGCGCAGGATCAACGGTTGGATATGATCAAGCAGAGTTGGAATTAGTAATTCCTGCCACAATTAAATCCGTTGGAATTACAAGTATTGCATATAATTTAAATGCAGGTACAGTTAAAAATCCATATTTACTTGATTACACAAATACTTTTGCTGAAAATAATATTAATGGAATAATTGCTAGTTATGAAGTTCGTATTTTGCAACCTGGTTCTGACGATATTTCCTTAACAGATTATTTAATTAATGGAGATGTTGTATATATCTTTGAAACGGGAACAGTATTTGACTATACTAATACTGGATATGGATTAACTGTCACGGATGTAAGAGGTGGTATTGATAGATTTAGTTTTAATTTTGCACGTCAAGGAAGTAATGTTCCTTTTGGATTTAACAGCGGTTATTATATTATTGAAAGATTTATTCCAATTGTTGATGCACCTTCTCATGGATTTAATAATGGAGAATTGGTTTCGATAAGTGGAAATGAAAATAGTGTTTACAACGGAACTTGGAGAGTAGCACAGGCAGGAATTAATACCTTTAGACTTGCAAATTCTGTAACTAATATTGTACCTACAGCAGCAGACTTAATTACAAATTCTGGAAATAAACTAAATTTAAGTGGTATTGCATCTGCTTCAATAACAGCATATCCTCTTGAAGTTGGAATGGGGATTACTGCGTTTGGTATTACAGGAAATTCTTCAATTTATAATGATGGATACGTAATTGTCGGGATTAAATCTGCTATTACAGAACCATATGCTTTTACTTTGAAGGAAAATCAAACACCAACACAACTTGTAACACCTGGAACATCTGGTAAAATAGGAATTCACACTAGTTCTGGAATTGCAACTGTAACCAATACTAGTGTTTTTGGATCTCCAAATTCTACTATTCAATTAAAAATACAAAATTCTCCAGGAACGTTTTTTAATCAAGTTTATACAAATGCTGTAATTTTAGATAGCACAAGAATTCTTCTTGGATCTGAAAGTTTCAGAAATCAATCTACGGCAAATCCAATTCAATATTCTAGTTCTTTGAATGTTAATGCATCAACTATTTCTGGAAGAGTTGGATCTCCCTTACTTGTTACTCATGGTACTATTACACCTTCTGGATTTACATTTAGTCCTGGATCACAATTTGATGTATATGGAACAACAAACTTTAATGGTTTATCGTATACTGTTGGATCTATAAGTGGAAATACATTAACTTTAACTAGTGCTTATAATTCAACTACTTCAACAAACTTCTCATCGGGAGAGACCGGAAATCTTGGAGTTAGAAATTTATTGCCATTTATTAATTTTACAAATAATGCCTTTGGTAATTTGTTTAGATCACCTCTATTTGGAAATGTTGGTCAAACAATTTCTGTTAAATTACAAGGATTAAATTCAACAAAATCCAATTTAGAAGGAACAATTCAAAGTGCTCGCATTATTTCTTCTAATCAATTACTGCTATTAACTTCTGGGGCAAATCCTATAGATACTGGATCAGACTATACAAATCCAGGAATAGGAGGAACTGTTGGATTAATTGGTTCTAGATTACTAGTAAGACTTCAAAATCCAATTGTTTATCAAGTTGGAGATCAAATAGGAATCCAAAATATTCAAACTCAATTTGGTGGCAATTTTACTTCAGATACTATTACAGTAGTTAGTGAAATAATTAATAATTCTGACCCATACATATTTGCTGGAAATGATGTTTCCGTCAATTCCACAAATTTTGGATTGGTTGGTTCTGGTGGAATAAGCGGTTTAATAAGAGATGCTATAGTAACAACAAATGGATCTCATCCGTTTGTTACTAATGATCAAGTTAAAATCCAAGGTTCTGTAGGAAATGTTGGAATATTCAACTATGATACTTTTGGTAATCCATTTGTAGTAACTGTCATCAACTCAACAAGTTTTTATCTGAATGGCACAACATTAAATGTTTTTGTTAATGATTTTAATGATGCAAATGCAACTGGAGGAGTTGCAGGTCTTTTAAACTATCCAGCAACAGTTACATCAATAAATCATCCGTTCCAAACTGCACAAACGGTAAAAATTGAAGGAAATTCATTCTTTAATGGATCATATGTTATCACAAAAATCGACAATAATAGATTTAGATTAAACAATAACTCTGGAGTTGGTACAGATTTCACTCAAGCAATTTTAAATAGTGGAGATCCAATTTATATTGCATTGAGAAATCAAGGCGTGACAGTAACTTATGATAAGGATCAAGTGGGAATAAATGAATCAACAATTACCTCGGCAATAAGAGTTGGAGACAGTGTAAAAATTCAAAATGCTACAAATTCTAATTATAATGGTACATATACAGTTACTTGGGCAACAAATACATCTCCATATAGATTTGGAATAATTCCAACTGAACCATCTACATTTGATGGATACAATCAAGGATCTGGGGGAATTGTTGGACTTAATAATTCCAAATTAAGAGTTCGTGCTAATTCACATAATCTTGTAAATGGGCAAAGTATCACAGTTCAAAGTAGTTCACCAGCGAATTTTAATGGTACATATACTGTTAGTGTTCTCAGTGCAAATATAGTCGAACTTTCAAACGGACCCGTGAGTGATGAGACTAAAGATTACACTCAAATAAGTACTTCTGGAGTTCTTGGATATCCTGGATATCCAGCGATTGCAACATTAAGTCAAACTTCTTTACCAACTGGCATTGTTGATGGATCTGAATTGAGAATTGTTGGATCTAATCAACCATTCAGTCCACAAGATGTTACCATTAAAGTTTATAGAAACAATGGAGTAAATCCAGTATTATTGGGATTGACAAATGCTACAAACCCTGCTAATTATTCTACAGTATTCAATAATTCTGGATTTGGTTATACTGGAGGATTGAGAAATGTTGATCCAATAATCAGATTTAATAACGTTGAAGCAGAAAAACTTGGTTTAAATAATACAAAGTTCCAAATTGGAAATAATGTTCCTCTTGATGTAATTTCTACAACTCAATTCCAATCTGGTTTTTATGATGCTAAATTACTAACAACTGGTTCTACATATTCTTTACAATTAATCAATGCGCGAAACCCTTCAAATAACATATTTGTACCTTCGGACGTTAATTTCAGAGTAGGACTTGCCAATTCCGATAGAGTTGTTAGAACATCTTCTCATGGTTTTACTCAATCTGATGTTGGAGTGACTGCGGTATTCATTAATACTAATAATAATTCACTTCAAGCAAGTTATGGTGGAGACTATTTTGTTTCTGAAATAATAGATTCAGAAAGATTTGCAGTTCGATCTTCTCCATTAAATACAACTACAGCACTTGCTGCTGGCATAAATTCCGATTATACAGTAACTGATGTTGATGGATATTATGTTAAGATCGGTGTTGGACCAAGACTTACAGTAAGTGGAAGTCTTTTCAATCAAAATCATGCTTTATTGGTTGGCGATACCTTAACAATTTCCGGTACTACAAATTTCAATGGATCGAGAACAGTTTCCGAAGTATTAAGTCCCAGTGAAGTTAGATTAAGTACCCCATATCCTTCACCATTAACTGATGGGGATGGAACTAGAAATTATAACTTTACTCCTCAAACCGGAACATTTACACGATCTGTAACTAGAAATGCTGGTATTACCGTAAGAAGAAGTGCAGAACAATATGTTATACAGGCATATACATCTAGAGGAGCTAATTTTAGAGAAAACGAACAATTTGTAGTTTCTGGAACTACATTTAATGGAATAAGTCCAGATAATAATTTAGTCGTAAGAGTAAGTTCCACACAAACTGGTGGTGCAATTAATTCATTAGAATTAACTACACCTGGAACTGTAGGCTCAAATGATCCAGACTCAGCATTAGATTATGATCCAAGAACTTTTGCGCTTCAACAAGCAATTGGAGACGGATCTGGAGCAGCATTTAACGTTATTAGAAGAGGTGAATATAGTTCTACGCTAGGTTTTACAACATATAGTCAAGTGACTCTTGCAACTGGAGGACAATTCTATCAACCAAACGAGAGTATCTTAATTCAAGGCAGTCAATTGGGAGGAAAATCTCCAGATAATGATTTAATTATTACAATCGAATCGGTAGGTGTTAATGGAGCAATCGTTGGAACTGGATTTACTTACGTTGGTATTTCTTCTGACGGATCTGGATTAAAAAATTCAGGAATAACAACAATATACCAAAGTCCTTCAATTCCTGGACAAGAAGTATCAAAACCAATAGGACTTGAAGAAACTTGGAGATTGAATGGAACACTTAAATTTACTTCTCCTCCTCCTGGTCAAGGAGAACTTAAGCAAACTCATGATATGCTTACTCTTGCGAAGGCAAACAGAGGTGGAGTAGTAAAATCCAGTAGAGTATTTCAATATGGAGATATTGATAAGAAAGCGGAAATATTTGAAATATTTGCGTATGGAACTAGAGGTGCTGACGCTACAACAGATAATGGTGGAGAATCTAATATAATTTATGATACAAATGGCAATAGTGGAATTGCTACAATAACTTTAAGATCGGATGAAACTGATGATGAACAACCCTTACAAGGTATTAAAACTGGTGATACAGTTTATATCTTAAGTCGCATTGAACCTGGTTATTCTGGTGTTAAATTTCCCGGATTAAGAAAAGAACCTTATACGGATTATACGATAGTCGGTTATGGATTTACAGTGTTGGGTGTATATAGTAATGCAAATGCAGGAACAGATTTTGAAGTTGCTGCAGGAAGAAATCAAACATTTTCAGAAGTAATAGAGATACCTGGAGATGCTACTTATAATGGTCCAATATCGGGGAACGGAGCAACAATTCCAGGCACTGGAGGATCTGGATACAGAAATCCAGATAACGGTCTTTGGTATTCATTCTGCTTTGGAGATGGGCACGATCAGTTAGTTATACAGACGTCAAATAAAAATGCCACTTTAAATGATAATTTATCAGATATTGTTGATTTTCTTATAGTAAGAGCAGAAGAACCAATTTTAATTAGAACAAATGGTATTCATTCTTTTGTTCCAGGGGAAAGAATTTATATTGAAAATACTAAAATCTTCGATAGAAATACTTTAATATCACCAAACACAAATCCAGGCCTTGCGGGAACTTCTTTTATAGTTGGACCAAATACTATTGATGTTGGTGGAAAGGGTATAGCAGAAACTCTTCCAGGTGGGTTTGTAGTATCTCAAGCAACTATAACTGAATTTGAAGCTGGAACGGGAACAAGAGCTATTCCATTATTGGATGACTTTGGCAATCCAATTACTATGGGTACAATTAGTCCCAATGGAAAAACATATTGGGAATTGTTTATGGAAAATTGTCAGGGAATGCGAGTGGATCAGGGAGCAACAACAATTTGGACAACTTCTAATCTCAATGGGTCTTGGGAATCTGGATTGGGAACTTGGTCTAATTTAAATTATCCAATTGTTTATGGTAATAGAGGAGTGAATGATGAAAATCCTGAACCAGGTGGTGATAGTGATGTTGTAGCAACAAGATTTATTCTTGCTGTAGACGGTACTGCTTACACAATAAAACCAGGAGGATCTCCAAGAATTGACAACAGAGTTGCTTTAGCAAAAGCAATATCTTCATTCATTGCAGGACAGCTAAGTTCTTAACATTTATAAATAAGTAAAGAACTAGAGTAGGGTGGATAGGGAAACCCATGGCCTCAGTAAATAAGAATTTCGTTGTTAGAAATGGTCTTGAGGTAAGTACCGATTTACTTTATGCTGATACTGACACTCAAAGAGTCGGTATTGGTATAACTCAACCTGAAGCAGAACTTCATGTAATCGGTAATGCTATTATAAATCCTCAGTTATCGGTAGGCACCATAAATGTTGCTACCACAAATACTGGGAATTTAAACGTAAGTGGTCTTGCAGATTTTAATAATTTAGAAGCAAATAACTTATTAATTAATAATACTGCAACAGTTAATGGGTTTCTTGATGTAAATGCAGATGCAGATGTATTAGGAAGACTTTCTTTTGGTGAGATTTCTGGTGATGGATCCCCCCTGTCTGGAATTGTAACTCAAATAGTTGCAGGAACAGGTATTGAAATTACAGCAACTGAACAACCAGGAAAAGGTATTGTTGAAATTAGTTCCTTTGCTCCAGTCGGAAAAACAGTATTTGTAACTCAGAATGGAGATGATTCTAATAGTGGACTTAGTGAAGCAGATGCAAAAAGAACAATTAAAGCAGCAGCATCTGTAGCATTAACAAGAGATACTATCAAAATATATCCAGGTGTTTATGTAGAAGAAAACCCAATTATTCTTAATGAATTGGTATCTGTAGAAGGTACAGAACTGAGAAATATTGTTGTTACACCAAAATTTCCTGAAAAGGATATGTTTTATGTGAACAATGGTTGTCATGTTACAGACTTAAGTTTTATAGGACCAGATTCAAGAGATGGTGCAGCAATGGTTGCACTTGAAAAACTTCTTGGCACAAAAGAAGATCGTTATTTTGATGCCGCTAGAATGATTAGATTCAATCTTGATTTTATTGCAAGAGAATCTGTCGAATGGTTACATAGTGGATATAGTGGATTTGCTGGTAATCACCTGGAACAAGATGCTGCTAAAAAAATAAATGAAAATATTGATTACATTGCAGCAGAAACTGTAGGATTTTTGACAGCAAGAAATGTTGGCAACGGATCTATTGGATATCTTGGGTCAAATAGTGCAGCATTTGTAATTGTAGATGATAATGGAAATCCAATAGCACCAGTAAATTGTGAAGACGATATTAAAGATGTCCTTAGAGCAGCTACAAACGATTTAAAAGCAGCTAGCAATAAAAGATGCATCGGAGCAGCAAAATCTTATTTCGATCAAGATACTGGAGTTCTTCTTCATATTAATGCCGCAGATCCAAATGGAAACAGTGTAGCACAGGCAACTGTAGATGCTCTGGATTTTGCAATAGGAATTGCAACACATATTATAAACAATCAAGATTGGTCAACATCTGCTTCTGCAGTTGGATTTGGCACTACAACCTTTGTAAATAGTAACTTATTTGGTAATAGAGGAATATATCAAAACTTATCATATGAACCGCTTCCAGGGGATTGTGATGATGTAATACAAACATTTGAAGACAACATCACTATCGTTACAGATACTATTCAAGCGGAAATAAATGTTGGTGCTCCTTCTGGACCGCAGTATCTTGCAGGAATAAGTACGGTATTTGGTGTAAATTTAGATGTTTTCGATGACTGTGTAGATGATATTAAAGATATTTGGAAGAGAATAATATTTGATGCTACAAGAGGTGGAAATAGTGAATCAATTAGAGCAGGAAAGGCATACTTTAATATTACAGGACTTGGAGTTGAAGCAACTGCTTTTGATCTTATTCCAGAAATATTAAAAAATCCAGGAGAAGTTGAACAAACAATAGCAACTTTAGATCACTCTTGGGAAATTGCTAGATCAGTTGTTAATAACAATTGTTATGGGGACCTTGATGCTAGAGCAGCAGGGATTGGAGTAACACAATCTAGATATAAAGTTCTTGATGCAACATACGATAATCATTGTGGAATTGTAACTGTATTTATTGGAGACATGAATACAGAAGCACCGGTCAGTGTAGAAACTGCAGATATAAGACCAGGAGATCCTATTTATTTTAAAGATTTAGTATTTGGATGCGATAGTGGTGGTGGATTTAGTACTGCAATATTCCCAGATGAAGTTAATCAAACTAATGGAGTAAGTGGAGTTTATTATGGAAACACATTTTGTGTATTCCAACTCCCACAAGATGATGCATTTTTCAGTGCCAATCCAAATACTTTTGAAGTATTAGTAGGTCCTTCTACTATTGCACATTACCATTCTGGAGATGTTATTAATTTTACGGATCCAAATGGACCTCCTTCTAATTATGCTTCTGGAATGATAGAAAGAAAGGCAATATTTAACCACACAAATTCACAAGTTAAAGATATTGCTATTCAAAAAGACCCCTCTTTGGGATGCGATTCATTTTATCCACAGGGATTAAATGAATCTATTGCTGGTTGTAAAAACGTTATTTCAAGTTTAAGGAGTTTAGTTGGAGTTGTAACAACGATTCTCAATGATGGAATATCAAATGGAATTACAACTTCATTCCCTGGAAATAGAGGACAAGGAATACCATTCAGTAATGTTAAAAATGTAACTGGTGCCACATATGATAATATTCTTGGAAGAGCAATTATTACAGTTCCTGGACTCAATGCAAGAAAGGGTGACCGAATAGAAATAAAAGATTTAATCTTCTCTTGCAATTCTGGAGGTCCTACTATTGAACAAGTATTTCCATCCGGAACTTATGGATACAGATTTTATGTAGATGGTGTTAATGGAGATGATTATACATTAAACGTTGGAGTATCTTCGTTACCACATACTTATGAAAGAGGTGGATATGTAATTGATAGGACATTTAATGTTTTAGACGCACCTTATACTGCATCTACAGGAATTGTAACTATCACTGCCCCAGGTGCAAGTATTGCTAGAGGAGATATTGTTACAATTAGAGACTTGCTCTATTCTTGTTCAACAGGGGGTCAAGCAGTATTTCCAAATCAAGCAGTTCAGACTGAATTTAATGGGAAATATTACGGAGAAGATTTTACTGTTATTGATGTAATTACTGATAGATTATATAATGCAACAAATTGTCAATATACACACACTACTGGAGTTACAACCATAACAGTAGCGGATCCAAACTTTACTGTTGCAGTTGATGATCTTGTTGAAATTAGAGATTTTGAATTTGAGTGTAGTAGTGGAGCACAAACAACTCCAATTTATCCAACAGGTAAATTTGGATTTGTATTTAAGGTATATGAAGTTAGTGGAAATACTTTCACAATAAACACAGGCGTTGGACCTTTCCCACACACATATGTTTCTGGAGGAACAGTAAGAAATGTAACTTATAATGATGGAGGAGTTATTACCAAATCTCCAAAGAGTGATACATTTACTTTACAAGTTGGTGTTTCTACAATTGGACACACTTATATCGGGCCAAGTGGATATATTATTCCTCCATATTCTCCAGGTGTTGGACCAATTACTCAAGGTCCATATATTAGAAACTGTACCAATTTTGTTGGTAAGAGCACAGGAATGAGAGTTGATGGATTTGATGCAGAACCTGGATTTAAAGATGATATTGGTGTGACAGGAACAATGAGTGTTGACTCTTATACACAATACAATCAAGGAGGTATAGGAGTTTCTATTACCAATGGTGCATATTCTCAGTTGGTGTCAATTTTTACTATTTGTGATGATATTGCAATTTATACTGGTGAAGGTGGGCAATGCGACCTGACAAACTCAAACTCATCTTTTGGAAGATTGGGTCTTGTTTCTAAAGGTGTTGGTGATGAAAAAACGAAATCAATTTATCATTTGACTGGATTTGTAGCAGAAAATGCTGAAGTCGAACAAGACACGGTTGTTATCGCTGGTGTTGGTACATACAGACCTTATGATGGAATAGCAATTTACTTTGGAGAATTGTTTAAGAGAGTTGATAGATTGGAAGTGACAAATGGTGGAAGTGGATATAGTGCATTAGTTCCACCAAATGTTATTGTAGATGAACCACCAGAAGATTCTAGGGGAATTCGTGCTGAAGGAAGCGTAAATGTTGATCCAGTAACTGGAAAAATTACATCTATAGACGTAATTAGTGATGGTAGTCAATATAGAGGTGTTCCTGTTGTAACTATTGATCCTCCACCACCTGGAGGAACTCAAGCAACTGCACAAGCTATTATGGCACCAATTTATTATTATCTTGAAAGTGCATCTTTACCATGGAATAATGGAATAACTGGAATTTCAACAGTGGTTCTTTCTGAAAATTTGAATATTGAATTAGAAAGAGATACTCCCGTTTATATTTCTAGAGTAAGTCTTCAAATCACATCATCTCACTCATTTGAATGGGTTGGGTCTGGAAATGACATAAATAAGGCAAAGCCCGCATTGGGTGGAGTTGTAATTCAAGAAAATGAGGTTGTCCAAGAAGATGGTGGTATTGTAGTTTATACAAGCACTGACCAAGCAGGTAACTTTAAAATTGGTGATGATTTAACAATTAATCAGGTGACTGGAACTATTACTGGTAGAGCATTTAGTCAAAGTTTATTACAAACAGTAACACCACTTATTATCGCATTAGGTAGGTAAAAAAAATGGCAGCAATTGCACTTAATAAATTTAGAACAATTAGAACAAGAATTACAACTAGTAATGTTGGCATTTATACTTGTCCTATTGGTGTTGCTAGTATTATTATTAACTGGCAAATTACTAATGTTTCTACAGGAAACAGTATTGGAGTTGCTACTGTGACTGCAATACATGCAAGAGATCCTGATCCAATAACAGGAGTTGTAAGTTTTAAACTTGCAAATGGTGTTCCAATTCCACAAAATGATGGATATAATATTGTTGGTGACGGAAGACTTGCAATGGAAACAAATGATATTCTTTACATTTCCGCATCCGAAAATTGGAAATTGGAAGGAATTTTAAGCGTATTAGAAACTGCTAAACAGTAATTTTTAAATTAAATGGCACGTAATAGATACAATTCGGGAAGGGCCGGAAGAAGAGATGCCACTGGTATTACCAGTGATAGATACGATTGGATTGGTTTAGACCAAACTGAACCGCATCTTGGCGATCCTTTAGTTGGTATTGCGTCTACTGGAAACAATCCTCCAGGTTTAGGTCTTCCAAATACTACATTTGTTTTAGCAACTAGGCCAGGAGATCCTAAAAGATATTGGATTGATCCATTTGATTTGGATACTGATGGCATTCAAGGTCTTCAAGGATCTCAAGGAATGCAGGGGTTGCAAGGCGTTCAAGGAATGCAAGGACGCCAAGGAACTCAAGGAGCTCTTAGCAATTTCCAAGGAACTCAAGGAACTCAAGGTCTTCAAGGAAATCAGGGAGTTCAAGGTCTTCAGGGACTTCAAGGACTTCAAGGTGCTTTAAGTAATTTTCAGGGAACTCAAGGTACTTCTAGTGGGCAGGGAACCCAAGGTGTTCAAGGAGTTCAAGGTCAACAAGGAACTCAAGGAATTCAAGCACAACAAGGAACTCAAGGAAAACAGGGAGTTCAAGGTGTTCAGGGACTTCAAGGTAATCAGGGAACTAGTAATCAAGGATTCCAGGGTCTTCAAGGTCCACTTAGTAACTTCCAAGGAACTCAAGGTAGACAAGGAGTCCAAGGACTCCAAGGAGTTCAAGGAATAGCAAATCAAGGTACTCAAGGTATTGATGGAATTGCTGTAAACCAAGGTGCTCAAGGTCTTCAAGGTCTTCAAGGTCTTCAAGGAGCACTAAGTAATTTCCAAGGAATGCAGGGAAATCAAGGTATTCAAGGTGGGCAAGGATTCCAAGGTATTCAAGGTCTTCAAGGTCTTCAAGGAGTTCAAGGTGTTCAAGGATTCCCAGGATCATCTCAAGGTGTTCAAGGCCTTCAAGGAATTCAAGGAGTATTAAGTAATTTCCAAGGATCACAGGGAGTACAAGGTGTTCAAGGATATCAAGGTATTCAAGGAGCGCAAGGGGTACAAGGCAATCAAGGTAATCAAGGAAGACAAGGACTTCAAGGTTTTTCTGGAACTTCTCAGGGTGTTCAGGGACTTCAAGGAACGCAAGGAGTACAAGGTGTTTTAAGTAATTTCCAAGGAAATCAAGGTCTTCAAGGATTTGCTGGATCTGCCCAAGGTGTTCAAGGTATTCAAGGTGCTCAAGGAGTACAAGGTGTTCAGGGACAGCAAGGAGTTCAAGGTGGTCAAGGAAGACAAGGAACCCAAGGTCTCCAAGGACATCAAGGTGTTCAAAGTTCTCAGGGAACTCAAGGTGTTCAAGGACAACAAGGAAATCAAGGTGTTCAAGGAACTCAGGGTCTTATTGGAACATCAATTATTATTATTGAATCTATCGCAAATGTAGGTGGTCAAGGTGGTTCTTCATATTTAAATACCCTAACGGGTCCTGGTGGATTACTTGAAGGAGCTCAACCAGGAAATGGTGTCATTGACAGTACAAATAATGATCTTTGGGTACTTCAGGCAGATGGTACTACTTGGGTTAATGTTGGCGACATTAGCATACAAGGTCTCCAAGGAGCACAGGGGGCTCAAGGTACTCAAGGTGTTCAAGGTGTTCAAGGATTGCAAGGAACTCAAGGAGTTTCTGCTGCTAAACAATTGGGTGGTACATATAAATTTGATAATACTACTAATATTAGTACAGCTTCTCCTCCAACTGTTACCAATAATCCAACAGGTACTGACAATGGTGGAGTTGGATATTTTAAAGTTAACAATGCTGCTTTAGCAAGTGCTACAGTACTTTCAATAGATGAAAATGACATTCAAAATAATTCTATTGAGGGAATTTTAAATGCCGTAGAAGCAGTTAGTAACCCACAAAAAGCAATCATTACGTTCTCTAAAGTTGGAGATACTTCTGTCTTTAAATCTTATTTTATCAATACTTTAGTAACTAGTGGAAACCAAGTAGGATTTAGACTTTATAATGTATCACAAATAGCAGGAGGTTCAACAGCATTTACTGATGAGGATACTTTCTTTGTAGTATTTTCTCTTGTTGGTGCTCAAGGTAGACAGGGTGTACAAGGTCTTCAAGGATTACAAGGAAATCAAGGAGTCCAAGGACTTCAAGGTGTTCAAGGTGGAAATTCCGAAACATCTTTAATTGTTGCATTGGGAGATGAGTTTACTAATGTAGGTGTAGGGACAAGTGTTGTAACATTTAGAGCACCATTTGCATTTAAGATCACAGAAGCACCATCAATTTCAGTTTCTCAACCAGGAATTGTTGGTATTACCTCAGTAAATGTCTTATATAATGCAAGATTTGCAAACCCTGCAGTTGCTGCTGGATGGACAAGTCTTTATGCAAATAATGCTGTAGCAAATATTCCTGTTGGTGGATATAGTAGTGAAGATAATAAGAGTTTTAATTATACTTTAGCAGATAATAGTGGAAGTAATCCGGAACTTATAATTAATAGAAATGATAAAATAAGATTTGATATTGTTGGAGTTTCAACAGGAACAAAGGGATTAAAAGCAATTATATACTATTCCAAATTCCAAGGAGGTTGATGTATGGATCAAGGTGGTATTGGTTATTTACTTGATACAACGAAATTCCCAATTATTGGTGAAGTAAGTTTTGCTTGTAGTTCTACTGAATATGAATGGGTAGTTCCTGCTGGAATTACAAGTATCTCCGCAATTTGTATAGGTGGGGGTGGATCTGGTGGTGTTGGTGGAAACCAGACTGAAAGAGCTGGCGGTGGTGGTGGAGCACTTCGATGGGTAAATGGATTAGTCGTAGTACCAGGAGAAACTTTAAGGATTAAAGCCGGTCTTGGAGGTACTGCTCAACCTGGAGCAGTCGTACCTTCTGGTGGACAGGCATTGTGGGGAAGACCAGGACAACATAGTTATATTGCTTCAAATAATAATGCCAATGTTCCTGCTAGGTCTGGAATTGGTGGAACTGTAATTGTGATAGCAGAAGGTGGTGGCTGGGATGGATATGTCTCCGATACTGTAAGAATAAGACCAGATAACGGAGCTCTTCTTACCGAACCAAATCTTGGACAAACGCCTGCTAGAGAGACCGCAGGAGTAGGTACTTCTGGAGGAAAAGGAACAGCATATGGTCTCTATCCTTGGGGAACAGTTGGTGGAGGAAATGGTGGTCATGGCGGTGCTGGTGGAGGAGTCGGAGGTGGACAAGATGGTGGTGGCGGTGGAGCCGGTGGATATAACGGTGATGGGGGCCTTGGTGCTCAAGAAAGTAGTAACGCATTGGGTACTCCATTGAGACGTTCAACTAAAGGATCTGCTGGTGGCGGCGGCGGGGGAATGTTTGGAAATGGTGGTGGAGGAAATGCTGGAGGTGGTGGAGGAGGAACAGGAGTATATTGGGGAATAGGTCCAAATGGACTTCCTGGGGGATATGGATTTGATGGCGCAGATGTTGATTATGATTTAACTTATTATAGTGCTGGAGGACAAGGAGGTTCTTTCGGTGCAGATGGAAGAGCAACTGGATCTGAAGTAGTTTCTAAAGCTCAATACTTAATCACTAATGTCTCCACTTATCCAACAAGTAATAGTATTGGAAATGGAAAAAGAGGATATACTGCATCTTTAGATGATCCTTTGTTTTCCAATACTTTTCGTGGAGATGGTGGAGAGTATGGAGGAGGTGGAGGTGGAGCAGACGGTGGAAATACCGAGCAACCACAATCTGGAAAAGGAGGATGTGGGCATGTAAGAATTCTTTTCATCGCAAGAAATCAATTTATTATTAGAGAGTACGGAGGAACAAGAACTGTTGGAACTGCATCTGCAACTCAACAAAGAATAATAAATGGAGAAAATGTTACTATAAGATTCAGAGATTTTGATCCAACAAAAACTATTGCAGATAATTTGGCATTGGGATGGCCAGCATGGAGTCCTACACCACAAACTGGCATTTATTATAACTTACTTGTTAATTATTCATCAGATCTTCCATTTTTAAATCAAGGATTTTTACCAGCAGCAGTAGGAATTCCAACTAACCCAAGCAACTTCACTCCATTTGTTGCTGGAGCAGTTTAATCGAGCATAAATAGTTCTAAACCCTTAGGACTATGGCAGTTGCTTTTGTAAATATTAGTATAGAAAAAGGAACTGACTTTAGAGCAACCTTTAACATTTCAGGTCCAGATAATGGTCCAGTTTCTCTTGAAGACTATACACCAGTTGCAAAAATAAGAAAGCATCCAACATCTGTAAAAGTAACATCTTTTACTGCCACTTTAGTTGCAGATGTTGGAGATACTTCTGTGACTATTCAAATGAATAAGACTCTAACTGCACAGTTATCATCTGGAAGAAACTATTTTGATGTTTTTTTAGTTGATGATAATACAGGATATACTATTAAAGTCGTTGAAGGTTCAGCAATTGTATCAGATAGTGTGTCACTATGACAGATTATAATATAAAGTTAGGATCTCAATCTGATTTTAAAGTTACCGTGCAAACGGGAGGTTTAGGAGTGCCAGCAAGATTTACAGATTTAATAGATTTTGACGGTGACGAGACATATGATCAGTATGTATTAATGTATAATGCTTCTAATGGTAAGTGGACTGCACGAAATCCAGATGAAGTTCTTCGTTCTGCCGCAGAACGTGAAACAAGACAACCTGGATTAGTGGGGTATGCGGATGAATTTCTTAGTCGTTTAGATATTGACCTTGACGATAGAATCGATGTTGATGGGGGAGGATTTTAATCATGCCAGCACCAGAAATTCAATTTAAAAGAGGTGCTTATGCCGATCTACCTGGATTAAAACCAGGAGAACCCGGAATAACCACAGATACCAGAGACTTTTATATTGGGTATGATGGTACATTATTTGGAAATAGGTTCTTTGGATCGGATAGATACTGGAGAAAAGAATCTTCTGGATCTGGTGGAGGTGTAAATTTATTTGAAGATACTGATTATGGATCAAATTTTATTGGATTGAGAGCACCATCCAATGTTCCAACTTCTTTTAGATATTATCTTCCACCAGCAGCAATTAATGATTATATTCTATCTACCGATGGAGATGGAAATTTATTTTGGACTAATGAAATTGTAGATCCAACTTTTACTGGAGAAGCTAGCGTTGTCGGTGACTTAAGTTTAAGTGGAAATATTTCTGTAGGTGGAACATCTGCTACTTTTAATACAGAAATTTTTAATACTCAAGCAAGAATTTTTAACATCGGGTTTTCAAGTATATCGACACCATCAAATACTACGTGGGATTTGGGTGTTCTTTTTAATTATTATAAATCAGGAACAAGATATAGATCTGGCATTTTTTGGGATAATAGTACTGGAAGAATTGGAATATCTTCAAATGTATCATTAATAACTAACGAATTTGGTTCTGGTGTTAACGATCCAATTATTGACACATCTTCAGTTGTTTATGCCCCACTTGTTATTAGTCAATTATGGGTAAGTGATTGTGTGGGAGAATCTGAAGTAATTACTTGTGCAGACTCAGAAAGAACTCTTGAAAATATAAGCATAGATGGTGGTTTTTACTAATTATAAATAAGACAGAGTTTATATATTTTATTATGTCTGAAGAAGATTATAAGGCAATGATTTCTATGTATCAACAAAGATCTTTTGATCTTTTTAATGCTAATGTCATGCTTGAAACCCAAATTATTCAATTAAAAAAACAAGTCGAAGACCTCCAAATAACTTTACAGGGAAGTTCTCCCGTAGATAATGGCTCTGATGATTTCTAATAAATAATACAAACTCCCTATTAACGGGAAATTAGGGAACTGCACCTGAAATGGCAAGACCGATAATCCGCATCAAGCGATCTACAACACCAGGAAGTAAACCATCTTTAGGACAACTCCAATTAGGCGAGTTAGCCCTGAATACTAATGATGCGGAATTATATGTTCGTAGAGAAAGAATTGGGTTTAGTCCAGACATTGCTAGGATTGGTGCTGGTGCAACTGTAACAAATGTTTTATACGTAACTAAAGACGGAAACGATAATAATACTGGCAAAAAACTTGGGGATGCAAAGGCAACTATTAAAGGAGCAGTTGCTGCTGCAAAGGAAGGAACAGTTATTAAAGTTAGTGCAGGAGTATATGTTGAAGATAATCCAATTGCACTTCCAGAACAAACAAGTATTGTTGGAGATAATTTAAGAGAAGTATCAGTTCAATGTGCGAATAGCGGGGATTTATTTTGGGTATCTAATGGTAATTATGTAACCGAAATGTCATTCATTGGACCTTCAAATCCTGGAGGTGCAATTTTTGCATTCAATCCAGAAATTGTTGGGTATTTTGATCAATCTCCATACATACAAAATTGCACAAATTTTGTTCCAGATACTATTGGTTTAAAAATTGATGGTCTTAATGCAGTGGGTCCATTAAAATCAATGGTTCTTGACTCATATACTCAATATAATCCCAATGGTGTTGGTGCTTCCATGACCAATGAGGGTTATTCTCAATTAGTATCACTTTTCACAATTTGTAATGATACTGCAGTTTTTTGTGGTTCTGGTGCTGCTTGTGATCTAACAAACTCCAACTCATCTTTTGGCAATTATGCTCTTATAGCGGATGGAGTTGGTCCCAATAAATTCACAGGAACAATCGTAGAAGCATCATCATCGGTAAATGAGGATACTTTTGTAGTTGATATTTCAACACCATCTTATAATGTTACCAATGCAATTTATGATCACACTACTGGTATTTTAACTGCATACACTAATACTCCACATCAATTTGAAATTGGATCTAGTATAAAAATTTCTGGTCTTGGATTCACTTGTAGTTCTGATGGAGGTGTTACTGAATTACAGTATCCAAGTGGAAACTATGGATATGTATTTGAACCGTTCATTGTTGCTCCAGGTAGATATTATGATGCATATAATTTAATTCAATCAAATCGACAAGAAATTATTGATGCTGCTTATGCAGAAATATTAGTACAATATCCATCTTTTACAGATCCAGATCAAGAAAAATGTAAGAGAGATATTGGATACTTTATTGATTATGTATCTGAGGATGTTAGAGATTTAAAAGTAAAATCAACAGTTAATGCACTTAAATTTTATTTTAATGATGATGGGACACTCGATGAAAGTATTGAAAATCAGATTTCGGAAACAGTAACTGCTTTCCAAACAGCAGGTGAATACATGAAACTTGCTATTAATAATCAGCTGACTAATACTAATTTTGATGTAATTGCCGATCCAAATACAAATAGTAATAATAATGTAAATTCGTGTTCAAATGTTAAAAGTTATATTGATAACATAGTTGGTATCGTCACAACATCTTTAATCGAAGAAGATCTGAGTGTTGCTACTGTTTCTTTTGCAAGTACAGTATTTTCTGCACATGTTGGTCCAGCACCATTTAAGCACTATTACACTTCTGGAGGAACAGTTGAATTAAATATTGTAAGACCTTTTGATGGTCAAGTTGTTTATTTTGATGAGTTATATTATGAAATTAAAAATGTAGTTATTGGTTCTGGAGGAACTGGATATACTCAACCACCAGTATTGACATTTGAAAGTCCCGAAGTTCCCTGGGGAATTACTGGGCAAGCAGTTGCAGAAATAAATTCAAGTGGTGTTGTTGATACTATTGAATTAGTTTCTAGTGGTAGAGGATATAGAATTCCTCCAAAAGTCACAGTTAGTGCTCCGCAAAGTGGAATAAATACTGCAGTGGTATTTGTAGAACTCACTCCTGTATATTATTCTATAACGAGAGCAACTTCTGTATCTCCAGCGGGAATTACTACTATAACAATTAGTGAAAATCTTCCTTACATAGTTGGCGTTGGAACACAAGTTCCATTTTTTAAGCAAAGTAGAGTTTTAGCATCTGGTCATTCTCTTGAATATATTGGTACTGGTCCAAATATTAATAATGCACTTCCTAAAAATGGAGGTGTTCCAATTCCCGAACAAGAAACTGATTCTCGTAATGGCGGTTTAGTTGTATTTACAAGCACTGATCAAGCAGGTAATTTCAAAATTGGAGATGGGATTGTAATTAATCAAAATGCGGGAACCATTAGTGGTGATATTTATTCTAAGAGTTTATTTGCAACTTTAACACCATTTATTCTAGCATTAGGAGGAGACTAAAAGAATGGCTTTACCATTAAACGTATTCCAAACAGTTACAAGAGTTGTTTCAAGTTTAGAACAGGAAGTATATACAGCTCCTGTTGGATATACTGGTGTTTTTCTTTTAGCACAAGTTACAAATGTTGCAACTGGATCTGAAGATATAACAGTTTTACATAGAAGAACTGTAAATGGAATGGATAATGATACAGAATTAATGAATAAGTTTCCAATTTCTGGAAATGACACATTGAATCTTTTTACTGGAAAATTAATTTTGGAAAGTGGAGATAAATTGGTTTTATCTTCAACACTTAATACTGGAAATTTGAAGTTTGTCGGAAGCATATTAGAAACCCTTAACTAAAAATGGCCAATAAAAGATATCAGAGCAATCGTCAAAATAACATTAAAATTGGTATTGTTTCATACACAGAAAATGAAACAGTATTGGCGGTTGATGCTGGTAAAGTTGCCATAGGAAATACAGATCAACAATATCAAGAAGTAGATATATCTTCTGGTGGTCTTTATGTAAGAGATCAAGTTGGAATTGCCACAACAAATACACTTGGAGCAGAATTATTTGTTGATGGGGACGGATTTTTTACTGGAGTTGTAACTGCCAGAACTTTTTTTGCTGGTCCTACAGAAATTACCGGTGGACAAATTGTAGATGACGCAGCAATTCAAAGATTAAGAACAGAAACATTATATGTTGCTGGAATAACGACATTTGTAGATGGTACTGTAACTATTGGTGTAGGGACTGGAGTAACTACTGGAACTGCAGATCAATTACTTCAAGTTTATAGTGGAGCATACATCGATGGTCCTGTTGGTGTAGGAACTACAATTGTATATTCAGACTCACAATTACATGTTTCAGGTGATCTTAAATTAGATGGGACGGTATACGATAAAGATGGATTTGGTGGAAATTTAGATGATATTCTTTATTCAAATGGAGATGGAACTCTTTCTTGGAGAACTGCTTTACAGGGTACTCAAGGTCTCCAAGGACCTTTAAGCAATTTCCAAGGAACTCAAGGAGTTCAGGGTGTCCAAGGTCTTCAAGGATTACAGGGTAACCAAGGAGTTCAAGGATTACAAGGTCTTCAAGGAGATCAAGGTGTTCAGGGTGTCCAAGGTCTTCAAGGATTACAGGGTAACCAAGGAGTTCAAGGATTACAAGGTCTTCAAGGAGATCAAGGTGTTCAGGGTGTCCAAGGTCTTCAAGGATTACAGGGTAACCAAGGAGTTCAAGGATTACAAGGTCTTCAAGGAGATCAAGGAGTACAAGGTCTTCAAGGATTACAGGGTAACCAAGGAGTTCAAGGATTACAAGGTCTTCAAGGTAACCAAGGAGTCCAAGGTCTTCAAGGATTACAAGGTAACCAAGGAGTCCAAGGTCTTCAGGGACTACAAGGTAACCAAGGAGTACAAGGTCTTCAGGGATTACAGGGTAACCAAGGAGTCCAAGGCAATCAAGGTGTTCAAAGTGCCCAAGGAACTCAAGGATTGCAAGGAATTCAAGGAGTATTAAGTAATTTCCAAGGAACACAAGGAACTCAAGGGCTTCAAGGTAGACAAGGAACACAAGGAGTATTAAGTAATTTCCAAGGAACACAAGGAACACAAGGATTGCAGGGTAATCAAGGTGTTCAAGGAAATCAAGGTGTTCAAAGTGCTCAAGGAGTACAGGGTGTTCAGGGATTACAAGGATTGCAAGGCAATCAAGGAACCCAAGGTCTTCAAGGATTACAAGGAAATCAAGGAGTTCAAGGTGTTCAGGGACAACAAGGAACCCAAGGCCTCCAAGGAGATCAAGGTGTTCAGGGAACCCAAGGTCTTCAAGGATTGCAGGGTAATCAGGGAACCCAAGGACTTCAAGGACTTCAAGGACTTCAAGGAGATCAAGGAGTTCAGGGTGTTCAGGGAGTCCAAGGTCTTCAGGGACTTCAAGGAGATCAAGGTGTTCAAGGTCTTCAAGGATTACAAGGTAATCAAGGAACC